TTAGACAATGCTTAAGATATCAATAGTTTTATCTTTGTGTCTTTTTAAAACATGTGTATAGGTATCAGCTGTCATATTTATAGTGCTATGTCCCAATAATTTAGAAACAGTTTTTAGAGGAATATCATTTTCAAATTGCTTAGTAGCATAAGTGTGTCTTAGACAATGTATATGTTTGTATTCAACACCAATTCTCTTTAAGAATCTAGAAAAGGATCTTGTTAAATTGCTATCATCTAATAGCTCACCAACTTCATTACAGAAAATTAAATCATTATCTTTATAACTATCACCAGCTTTTGCTTTTTGAATTTCTTGCTGCTGTTTTATCTTATCAAATATATTAATTAAACTAGTCTGAAGCGGAATATCACGCTCACTATTATAGGTTTTAGTAGTTTGAATAGTAGGAGAGTAATGTTTTTCCATGTTTTCATCATAGGTTGCAATAGTCTTAGCTGAACGACGAATATGTATTTCATTATTATTATAGTCTATATCGCTCCATTTAAGACCTATACATTCCCCTCGACGTATTCCAGTAGAAACACACGTCAATGCTATAAACTTTATTAGAGAGTCTTCTGGAGAACTTAAAATCAATTTTATTTCCTTGTCATTAAAGACCTCAATTTTCTTTTTCTCTTTTCTTAAATTACCAGGTATTTTTATTTTATTTGCAAGACAAGGATTTTTCACTATATAATCCTGTAAAACTGCATAATTAAAGAAAGAACGTAATAATTTATTTAGATTAAATATTGTAGAACTACTTTTCCCTTTTTTCTTAAGAGCATTATAATATTTTTGAATATCACTAGGATGTACATCGTTAAGTTTAAGAAAGGATAGGGTAGTATCCTCAATGTAATTTTTGTAGATTCCATAATATCTATCAAATGTGGATGGTTTTGTGGATTGTTTTACAACTTCAATCAACCAACTGTTAATAGTTTTTCCTAAATAAAGTTTATCAAAATCTTTTGTTATGCCAGAATTAATTTTATTTAAATATTCATCACGTTTTTCTTCAGCGTCTGATTTTGAATTGCCATAGAATTCTTTTCTTATTAGCTTACCATTAGAATTACGCCCAAGAGTAACAGATAATCTATAATATTTTTTTCCGTTTTTGACACAATTGGTTTTTACAGCCATTTAAGCCACTTCCTTTACGAATGTATGTTCTTTTTGCGTTCTAAAATTAACCAGCTATATCATATAACTGGATTACTAAGGATTAGTTATGAAAAGTATTATTTAATGTGTTCGTGAAGAACACATTTATTTGCAAGTAAATTTATATTTAATTAATTGAACAGAAACCTCATAACTACATGCTAATTGTTCAATTGAAAGGTCTTCTAAATATATAGTATCAACTTTTTCTTCATCAATTAATAATTCAGCAGCAAATTTATTTGCTTCTATTTCAAAGCGACCTCTATCATAAAAAGTGTGGTCGTGCAAAAAGAATGCCTTATCACTGGAATGCATCATAGCATGTCCTAATTCATGAGCTAAAACCATATTAAGATGAGGTTTACTAGTTATTCTAGTTAAATTTATAATAATGTATTTTCTTCTCAATATTTTCTTAAATATACCCTCAGGAGAGCTAGGAGATAAATGCTTGAATTTTACTTCAACCTTTTCCTCCATAGCAATTTTGTATGGGTCTCTAGTTTTGCATTTTTTAACGAGGCTTTGAACCTTCTTTCTATAATTAACCATATGAACCCGCCACCTATTATTTTTTTCTTTTATTTTTAACTTTAGCATCCCAAAATAACTCTGACATTAAATCAAGCATTTCTTTTTTTGCTTCCTCATCAAAATCATCATTCATAAAGAAAGCTTCATTAGCTTTTTTCATTTCTTCTACATATTGTCTCTTATCTCTTGAATTAACTTTATATTTATCAGAGTATTCGTTTGGAATCTTAATTTCAATATTGGAATCAGAATTTATTATCTCATAATTTCTTATGTCACTTTTTCCAAGAAGATAATCTATAGAAACTCCAAAAAAATGAGCTAATTTTTCTAAGGTAGGAGTTTCAGGAATCTGTTTTCCAGTTTCATATTTGGAGATAGAAGTTCTATCTAAAAATAAAGAATCAGCTAGTTCACTTTGTTTTAAATTTTTATTTAATCTTTCATTTTTTAAACGTTCAGCAAATGTGACCATAAATCAACCCTCCTTATCTAAATATTAACTCTAATGTGACTCTTAATCAATAAATGTGATTTATAATCAATATTTTTTAAAAAATTACTTGACTTTGTGATTTTGAATCACTATAATAAAGATAAGTTAAGTGATTTAAAGTCACATGGAGGTGAGCTGTAAATTGTTATCAGAATATTTAAAAATACTTAGAGTCAAAAAAAAGTTAACGCAGAAAAATGTGGCTGACAAACTAGGTATAGCAACTAGTAGCTATACTAAGAAAGAAAATGGAATCAACCCATTTAATATTGATGAGCTGAAGGAAATTAAAAAAATTTTTAATATTGAAGACCTAGAGTTCATCAAAATTTTTTTTAACTAAAAATGTGATTTAAAATCAACTAAATTAATTATAGTATATGGGCCTTAAAAGTGAAATGGATAGCTAGTCCAACTTTAAAACAAGAACATGTAATATTATTCCAAGGTTTAATAGAAAGAGAGGTGGAAACATGAAAAATGAGAGAAATAAAGAGTCTGCTTATAGGATGGCAAGGAAACAAGCTTCAGAATTTAATGATAAGTTTAAAAGCATGGAAGGAGCTAGTGAGGTTCTAGGCGTAAGTAAAGATTCACTTTTAAATTATGAGCTGGGTCTTTGTAAACAAGTGCCTGTAGATATAGTTTGTAAAATGGCAGATATATACAATTCTCCAGAATTATTAAATCATTATTGTTGCCATGAGTGCCCGATAGGACAACGTACTGTAAGTCCAATAAATCAAGATAATATCGAAAATATTTATAAACTTTCAATTAGTATTTTCAATTTGCTTGGTGCAGGTAATGAAATGAGTACAACATTACTTGATGTTGTTGAAGATGGAAAAATAACAGAAGATGAAAAACCTAAAGTAAATTATATAGTAGATAATTTAAAAAAACTTTCAGGACTTACTAATGATTTAGTTATAGCTTTAGAAAAAATGCAAGTTGAGTAGGAGGTATAGACATATGGAAAAAATTTTAGAAGAGATACTTTGTGTATTACAAGAATTAAAAAATTCTAATGGCAAAATGAAAGAGAAATTGACATATACACTTGATGAATGTGCAGCTATTTCTGGAATAGGGAAAAACACTTTGTTAGAGGAAACATACAAAGAGGATACAACATTTCCTTATTTTAAAGTAGGCCGAAAGATACAGGTTAATAGATCTAAATTTGAAAGATGGCTAGAGGATATGGCTGAAAATCATACTGAACTAAGAGGGGAGAAATTAAAATGTGTAAGATAAAATGTCCACACTTTATAAACAATAGCCATAAATTGCGAATTAAGATTGAGGATAAGGATATTAGACAAATATATTTGCTTAAGTTTTGTTGTGGCAGCCATACAATATGTAATTTGTGTAAGGAGGATTTAGATGGAGAAATGTAAGAAACATATTATGTCTTTAATTGATGGCAATAAAAAAGAACCTCAAGAAAAGGTTCAATAAGTTTTGATTTACGTTCTTTGAGATACGGACTGCAATCCGTATCTCCATTATAAATTATTTGATTGGAGATGTAAAGATATGAAAGTTATAAGTTTTTTAAATATAAAAGGTGGAGTTGCTAAAACAACTTCATGTGTAAATGTAGCAGCAGAGTTGGGAAGACAAGGGAAAAAGGTTTTAATTATAGATCTTGATCCTCAAAGTAATTCAACTAAGTATTTAGGATTGTATTATCCAAATTCATTGGGGTCATATCACCTACTTAATGGTGAAGATGTAAGTGTTACTATAACTCAATATAGTAATGTATGGCTTGTTCCTGCCAATATAGACCTTATTGCAAGTGAGTCAGAAATATTGGCAGATACTAAAAGAGCTAGAGAAACAAGACTTAAAAAGTGGTTAGATAAGTCCGAAGAAGGATTCGATTATGTTCTAATAGACTGCCCACCATCATTAGGTATGATTTCAATAAACGCTCTAGCTGCTAGCGACTATGTTTTGGTTCCGCTTAAGATTGATAAATTCTCATTAGATGGTTTTGAATATTTAATTGATAGTGTCAATTCAGTTAGAAATGAGTTTAACGAAAAACTGGAGCTTCTAGGTGTATTTATAACTATGGATAGAGCAACAAGGATAAATAGAGAAGTTAAAGAAGAACTTAGGGAAGAACTAGGAGATTTACTTTTTAAGCAGAGTATAAGAGAAAATGTAGATGTTATTAAGAGTACTTTTGAATCTACTCCATTAATTTACTTTAATAACAGAGCTGCTGCATCTAAAGATTATAAATCATTAGTAAGTGAGCTACAATGTCGTCTTATTTAAAGGGGTTAGCCAATAAGATTAATGGAGTAGAGAATAAGAGTTTTACAAAGGAACTAGATATAAATAGCTTAGTTCCTTCACAAAATAATTTTTATGGCATCAGAGAGATAGAAGAACTTGCAGAATCTATTAATGAAAATGGTCTTATGCATAACCTTGTAGTAAGAAAAAAAGATGATGGAACATATGAAATTATATCTGGTGAAAGAAGATATAGAGCGTTGAAAAGCCTTGGGTATGAAAAAATACCATGCCAGGTTAAAGAAAATCTTAGTGATTTAGATGCAGAGCTTATGCTAATACAAGCAAATGCAGAGCAAAGAGAATTGACACCAAGCGAAAAAATGGAAGGGATTAAAAGGCTTGAAGTCATTTATAAGCAAAAGAGAAATAATGGAGAAAAGCTTCAAGGAAAGACAAGAGATCTTATAGGAAAAGATTTAGGACTTTCAGGCGTCCAAGTTGGGCGTTATAAGAAAGTAGATAAGGATTTAATACCAGAGCTTAAAGAAAAGCTTGATAAGGAGGAAATAACGCTCACTCAAGCTCATACACTTAGCAGTTTAACTAAAGATGAACAAGAGATTATACATGAAGAAATTAAGGACTTGAATGCTAAAGAGTCAAAGGAAGAGATAGAGACGCTTGTAAATGGGATTAAGCAACCAATAGAAAGTAACTTAGACAAAGAATTGCTTGATGAAATGTATTTGAATAAGAACGCTAATGACAAGGAAGAAGAGAAAAAACAATCTTTATCGGAGAAGTATTTAACTAAAGTTAAAAAGAATGAAATTAATATAGAATCTTTTGAATCTAGGTTAGATTGCCTAAAAGAATTGGCAAGTGGATATAGTAAGGCTCAACTATTAATTGATGATTTTCAGCATACTGTGAGATTGAATATAAAAGAATTTTCAATTAATTATAGAACGCTTGAGTTTTATTTAGAGGGACAACCTAATATATGCAAGGTATATTTTCAGGATAGTGACCCTAACCAATTCAGAAGAGTTAATGAAATATATTATGGAAAAGTCAAAATAAAGACGAGCGTAGCGTTTAAAATTACATTTGATACTTATTTATTGTTTGGAAATGATTATTCAGAAGGAGGATATGCTCAATGAAATATACCATAGAAGGTTTTTCACAGCAAGCATTGATTGACTTTAATCTAGATGAAAAGGATGCACTAATTTTAAGATATTTTATAGATTTTAAAGATAGTGGGAAGATGTCAATGAAAATAATTAATAATAAGCCTTTCTATTGGCTAAAATCAGCATCTTTATTAGAAGAATTGCCAATAATGAAGATTAGCAGCAATGATGTATTAAAACGTAGATTAAATAAATTAACTGAATGTAAAGTATTAGAACATGAACATGTTAAAGTTGGTGGAAGATTTGCATTTTATGCAGTCGGAGAAAACTATTATAAGTTAGTTACTGATGATACGACTCAAAAGTCGGAAGGTATACGACCAGAAAGTCGGAAGGATGCGACTAAAAAGTCGGAAGAATACGACTCAAAGGTCGGAACAAAAAACCCATCTACTAATCCATCTACTAAATCATATATATCTTGTGGAACAGAGAAATCTGATTCCACGGATAAAGTGCCTTATGAAATTATTATTGATTTGTTTAATAGCATCTGTAAGTCCTTACCAAGAGTCAAGGCTAGGAACAAGACTAGAGACAAGCATATAAAGACTATGTATAAAGCACTTGGTTCTGAAAGAGTTAAAGAGCTATTTGCCTTAGTAGAGAGTAGTGATTATCTTTCAGGTAGAAATGATAAGTGGCTAAATTGTAGCTTTGATTGGGTAATCAAAGAGAGCAATTATATAAAGGTTTTAGAAGGTAATTACAGCAGAAAACAAAGCAATGTAATTCAAATGCCAACAAAAAACAATGAACAAAATGAAGTTAAATTTGATACAGAAAAGTTAGGAGATTTGTAGTATGGAAATTTTAGAAAGAATATTACCCAATAACATAGAAGCTGAACAATCCGTATTAGGTTGCATAATCAGCAATATTGATAAGGTTATAAATATTGAATCTATATTGAGTAGCGATGATTTTTATGTAGACAAGCATAAAAAAATTTATGAGGTTGTAATATCGCTTGTTAATAGAGGTATAGGTGTAGATCTTATAACTGTAATTGAAGAGATTAGGAAAAAGGAATTACTCGACAGATGTGGAGGAGTGACTTATATAACAGAGCTATCTACTTCATACTTTGAAAGCAGCAATGTTATTGCTTATGCGGAGATAATAAAAGAAAAAGCTAATAGACGCAGACTAATAAAGACAAGTAAGAATTTATTACAAAAAGCTTATGATGAGGAAAATATAAAGAATATCATTGATTACACAGAAAATGAATTATACAAAGTTTCATCAAGTCAAACTACAAGTGATATAGTGCCAATTACTGACGCAGTTGAACAAACACTTATGACATTAGAAGAAAGATGCAAGAACGGAGGACAATTAGCAGGATTAAGCACTGGTTTTAATGAGCTAGATAGAATAACATCTGGACTAAAGAAATCGGATTTTGTAGTGATTGCAGCAAGACCATCAATGGGGAAAACAGCGTTAGCCTTAAACATAGGACAATCAGTTTCAAAAGATGCTAATGTAGCAATTTTTTCGTTAGAAATGCCTAGGGAACAACTTATGGATAGACTTTTAAGCGCAAAATGCTTGATTGATTTTTCTAAAATATCAACTGGTCAATTAGATGATAAAGAATTCAGCAAGGTTTTTGTAGGTTCAAATGATTTGATGAGAAGAAAGTTATTTATAGATGACACTTCATCATTGCTTGGAGATATTAAAGCTAAATGTAGGAAACTAAAAATACAGAATGGATTGGATCTTGTATTAATAGATTACCTTCAGCTCATAAGAACTACATTGAATACAAGCAGCAGGGAACAGGAAGTAGCTTATATATCAAGAGAAATAAAAGGATTGGCCAAAGAATTAGGAATTAACATTATTGCATTATCGCAATTGTCTAGAGCTCCAGAGCAAAGGGCAGACCATAGACCTATATTATCGGATTTAAGAGAATCAGGATCAATAGAACAGGATGCAGATGTAATTCACTTTTTATATAGGGATGAATATTACAATAAGGAATCAGAAGATAAGAATATAGCTGAAGTTATTACAGCAAAAAATAGAAATGGAAGAACTGGAACTACAAAACTTGCATGGTTAGGTCATTATCAAAGATTCGGTTCTCTAGATGTTATAAGGAGATAGTGTGATGGATAAGAAGAATGAAATTATAGATAAAGTTGTTAAAGCATATTTTGAAAAGCCTGATAAAACTTTAGAAGAAATTTTTAAGGAATATACAAAAGGATTTTCGGATGATAAAAGAAGATCTTTCTATAAAAAAATAAAAGAAATAGTAAATTGAAGTACTTGCAGGACTAGGAGCGTTGGCAGGGGTTACGAATTGTTAATGTTAAGGTTACTGCAATAAAAAAATATGCAAGGGGAGCAATCCTCTTGTAGTAAATAAGGTGTAAGTATGGATATTAAGATAGATAAAACAATTGAATATAAATTCCTAGAAGCATGGGAAAAAGGAATAGATGATAAAAATGTGATAATTACTAGCAAAAAAAGTGGCGAAAGCTACAAAATTGATATATCAGAAAAGCAAAATAAATTAAAGTTTTATAATCCAGTAATAGCTAATTGGCAGTCATGCACTTATGTGTTGCCAGAAGAGATATTTGATGTGTGGTATGTAACCATAGAATAGTTGAAGGGGAATATAGATGATGAACAACGATGAAGCAAGATCATATTTCAGAAATAAGGGTTTAAGTTATAGATGAATTAATTCAGGAGATATATGTGTTCTGATAATGTTGCTAAATAAACATATAAGACAAGCTAACAAGGATGGAATAACATCAGTAAATACAATGAGAATGAGTGAAAAGGTTAAAAGTAAATATAAATCAAATGGGGAGTTAATAGAATGTTATTTATTCATGAACAGTCATTATTTCACTCAACGAGAATGTATCAGTTTTAATAAAGATGGTTTCATAGGATTCTGTGGATGGGCAGGAGGAACAAATTCAGTTCCAATAATTAATGCTTTTATTGAATGGTGTAACTATCTAGATGAATTATCAAATGATTGTAAAGCTCAGAACCTGTAGATTTAAGGAGGGAAAAAGCATGGATAATATTTATATTAGTGATGTAATAAAAAGACTTGAGAAAATAAAAGAGGAGCATGGGGATTTGGAAGTTCGTGAATGGACTGATGATTTTATAGAAGATATAAATGAACATATTTGGGTAGAGGAAAGAGATAAAGATGATAAATATTTAGCAATAGATTAATGCTGAATGTGTAGATTTGACGTAGTAAATTTTAAAAATGATCTTTGAAAATTGAATAATACGGTGTTATAAAAATATGCTATAATAAACTCATAATTGTATTATTATATGAGTTTATAGTTTTTTACTAAGCAATAAATTAGAATTTGATGAGGTGACTTTGTTATATGAAAAGATATATTGCATTTTTAAGGGGCATCAATATAAGTGGCAAAAATAAGATTCCAATGGCTGGATTAAAGGCAGGTTTTGAAGAACTTGGTTTTTTAGAAGTTAAGACATATCTGAACAGCGGCAATGTCATCTTTTCAAGTGATGAGGATTACAAAGAGGATTTTTCCGGTCAGCTTGAAACAATGATAAAAGACAGGTTTAATTTGGAAATACCGGTTTTTGTCATATTAAAAGAAGAACTGAAAGATATATTACATAATGCCCCTGACTGGTGGGGAAATGAAAACAAGGAAATATACGATAATCTGATTTTTATAATGTTGCCGACAACATTTACTGATGTATTTAGTGAAATAGGAGAGCCTAAGGAAGAATTTGAAAAGATAAAGAACTACAAAAAAGCAGTATTCTGGTCTTTTAGTCGAAAGGATTATCAAAAGACAAATTGGTGGTCAAAGACAGCTAACGCAAACATTAGTAGCAAGCTGACAATCAGAACAGCGAACACAGTTAGAAAGATAGTTGGGATGTAATAAAGTTGCAAATACCAGTTTGTGGAGTAAGTTAAAGAACTAATTTTAAAATATTACGAAGATAAAATTAAATATAACTTAAAGAGAATACCGTATTATTGAAAAAAGAATATACGGTATTTTTTAGTGCGCAATTCTAAAATTGTACAAAGAAAGGGTGAAATAACAATGGTTTCATATGAGGTTCAAAAAATTATAGAAAATTTATATAAGAAATGTGAAACACTTCAAGAAGTAACTGAGTTACAAGAAGAATTACAAGGTATTAATAACACAATAGCAGGAGATAGATGGACTGATTTATGTACAGAAGATTAGTACGCAATTCTAAAATAGCGAGTACGCCATGGCGTTCTTGCTCTGTAGAATGGAGGTAGATCATGGATAATAAACAAGCTATACAAGAATTAAAAAACATGAAAAAGAGTAAAGAAAGTCTTACTGCTAAAGTTTTTGGTGGTGCTTATGAAGATGAAATATGTGCTTTAAATATAGCAATAAAAGCATTAGAAAGTGAGGTAGAGAAATGAAAAGAGTAAAATTATCAACATTACCCAAAGATACTATTGTTTTAGTGGATGGATATAGCATTGTCGATACTGTAGAAGATATTTTAGAGGATTTAGAAAATTATAAAACTAAAAAAATATATACAACAACAGGGTATCATGCAAAATTTGATGCTAGAAGAATTCTAGATGATGCAATAGAAAATCAACAAGAAAATGGAATGTATGAGGATTGGGATGAATCTATACAATCAGATATCACCCAAGAGGATATAAATGATCTACAAATTATATTTGATAGGATATTATCAAGAAGTTCAAATATAGCTTATGAAGCAGATAAGTTAATTGAAATTGATATGTGATCCTACGCAAAACTAATAAGGTGTTCATCAAGAACACCTTAATATAAAAAACTAAAGAAAGGATTTGATAATATGAGCAACCTAAATGAAGAAGCCAGTATAAAATTATTAGGCAAATTAACATTGTTATTACCAATACTAGAACAAAATTTAAGTTTGCAGCTAGAAGTTAAGAAGATAATTGATGAAACACTTTACGACTATGAAGTACAATCAAAATGCACGGATCTAATTACAAGTGACATAGAAGAAAAGGCCACTATATACCTAGCTTGCAAAAAACTAGAAGGTTTAAGCCTAAAGACATTAGATAATTATAGATTATTCTTAAATAAACTAGATCAATTTTTCACAAAACCATGTTCCACTATAGAGACAATGGATTTGCGTATGTTCCTAGCTCTTATGGGAAAAGGGAAACAAGCTACTACAGTTAATGGATATATAACAATGCTTAAAGGTTTCTTCGGATGGCTGCAAAGTGAAGAATATATATTTAAAAATCCAGCTTTTAAGTTGAAGCAAACTAAAGTGCCACGTGTAATATTACAACCATATAAAGCAGATAATTTAGAAAAACTTAGAGAAGCTTGCAGGACAGAAAAGGAAAAATGTTTATTTGAGATTTTAGATAGCACTGCATGCAGAATATCAGAGTTAGATAATATTAAATTGGAAGATATAAACTGGCAAGAACGAAGTATAAAGGTCTTTGGAAAAGGAAGTAAAGAAAGGATAGTTTACTTTTCTACAAAAGCTAAATTGCACATGCAGGAGTATATAAGTTCAAGGGTTGGAGAATCAGAATGGCTTTTTATATCAGATAAAGGTATGCACCAACATATTAAAGTTAGAGCACTACAATTGATTCTATCTAAAATCAAGAAGAGATCTGGTGTAAATGAAAGAGTACATTGCCATAAATTTAGAAGAACTAGAGCTACAATATTACTAAATAGTGGTATGAGAATAGAAGGAGTTCAAGGGATTTTGGGACATACTACTCCATCAACAACTCAAATATATGCACAGTTGTCTCAAGAGAATTTAAGAAATGAATATAGAAAATTAGTCATGTAAACAGAAAAAGTGTTCGTTACGAACACCTCACCAGATTAGAGAATACACCTTGGAACGTAAGTTCTCTAATCAACCTATCTAAATTATACCATATTTTAAAGGATAGGTGATATAAATGGGAGAAATAAAAAATCAATTTGAATTATATAGAGAAAGAATTTGTAAGATAGATAATAAGAATATTGAAATAGAAAATTTAATTATAAACGGAATTGAAGAAGATGATGAAAGAATCAAAAAACTAAAATTAGATATAAAAAGATTAGAGCTAGAAAATAGGAAAATAGATAATATATTAAGGCTGCTTCCAGAAAAAGATTATAAAGTTATTAGTCTTATTTATATACAGGGGAAAGAAAAGAAGAAAGTTGCAAGGGAATTAGATAGATCAAAGAGACAAATAGATTACAGTATAAACAAAGCGTTAAGAACAATTTCAAAAGGGTTTATAGAATGAAAGTGTCATATTTTTGGCACTTTTTTGTTACAATTTTGTCTTGATTTTGTTCTTTTTTTGTAGCAAAAATTTCTCGAAAATTTCTCACATTTGTAACTTGAATAATGATAATATAGGTACATAAATAAGTAATAAACCCAAAACTAAATTTTATATTTCTCATTTAGTAGAAAATGTCACGTTTTTGGTATGGAATAATTATATCTATTTTTAGGAGGTTACACTTTGTTAGATAAAGAGAGAGTAAAAGAATTATATTTAAAAGGTTATGCAGCATATCAAATATCTAATGTTTTGAATTGTAAACCTGAAAAAGTTCGGAAGTGCATAGAACGAAATTTAAAGCATTTTAGAAGCTCACATTTGGCTAATAAAATTAGGAATAAAGAAATAGATAGAATTACAAGATATGAATCAAAACAGTTTATGAGTGATGCAACATTTATAAAAAAGAATAGATCTATTTATAAAACTAATGATGATGGAGATTTAGTAGTTGATATAAGCGTAGCACCAATAATTACATTTGACACTCCAAAGAGATTTGTAAATGAAAATAGTAAAAAAGAAATAAATCGGAAGATAATTAAAAGTGGTTATAGAAAAGATGAGTTGTTATATTAGCGGTAATATAACAGCTCTTTTTAATTGCATTTTAGGAGGGAGTTTATGAGGGTAAAAGATGTATTGAGAGAAAATGATATTGGAAATTATAAAAAGCTTATGGAAATGAAAGATAAAAAGAAAAACGAAAAATTGAATGAACGTGATATTAGAGAATTAATGTCTCATTCTTGTTATAAAAGGCACAAAGGAGCGATAAAGCAGGTGAAATAATTATGGAAAGAGTAAGAGATTGGGAAAAGGGCACAGCAGCACCAATACCACAAAATAAGTATGAAAGATTTAAAGAAGAATTAATTGAACATAGTAAAAGGTATGCTGAAAGAAATCTGATGCTATTTATATTAGCCAGAGCAACAGGCTATAGAATGCAAGATCTTGTAGAACTTACAATAGGAGAAATAAAAGATTCATTAGATAATGGATATTTTTTAATTCAGGAATCCAAACAATACAATCAATGGCTAGCTAATTTAAATAGATATCCTAACAGAAAGAAGCCTGAAAAGCGAAAAGTATATATTGGCAACAACTTAGAGAAATATTTAAGAGACTATGTCAAAGGCAAAAAAAGAGCAGAATATGCTTTTCCTTCAAATAAATCTAGAAATGGTATTGAACCAATAGAACAGAAATCATATAGCAGAATACTTACTGAGGTTGGAAAGATTATTGGATTAAAGCATATAAGTGGTCATAGTCCTAGAAAAACTTATGCTACTAGAATATATGAAAGATCTGGTGGAGATTTAGAAAAGGTTAGAATTGCATTAAATCATCAATCAATAGAAGAAACAAAAAGGTATTTAGGCATTAAGGAAAAGATGAAAGAGGATGCAGCTAAAATTGCTGATGAAGATATATAATGCGTAAAAAATAAACTGGTACTTATTTGACGTGGTTTGAAAAAATGTCTACTAATATATGTGCCTTAAAAAAGATATCAGTAATCCTCCATGTTATTACCTATTACATACAAAGAGATAAATACATCATAACACTAGTTATATCAATGGTTATAGCGCAATATATTAATTGATAGTATAAGGCTGTATTTTGATAGTAATTTTTAGGCTGGGAAATACAGATATTTGGGTGTATAAAAATACTGATCAATCAAATGAAAGTATGTTGTTATTAATAATGAACTAATGCATCAAATACATTATGGAAGATAAAGGAATGTTACCACTTAACAAGTTTGAGTGGTATTTTTGTTACATTTGAATCCATTTTAAGGCTTTAAATACTAAAATATTTAACTTTTTTTATAAGAGCGAAAGGCAGTGTTTTCAATGCATAAGGTAAGCAAGGTACTTCCTAGGGGGTGGGGGATATGCGGGTCTAGCGAAGCCCGGAATTTAATCGAGTATGATTTTTAAAAATAGGGTAACAAATCCATGAAAGGAGTGTGGGAAATATGGAAAAGGATTATAAATTTATAGATGATAAGTTATGCATAACCACATCAGAGATATGTAGTAGATTAGATATTTCCAGAAAGACACTTGCAGAATGGAGTGATAAAGGATGCCCAAAAGCTGCAAGAGGTTGGTGGCCTGTTTGGGAAGTGCTTGCATGGCGTGGAATTCTAACAACCGAAGAAAATATTTCTGAATCAAATATGAAAGGTACAGATGAGTATTCTTTAAATTTAAAGAAATTAAAATATGAGACAGAGTATAAAAAACAAAAAGCTGAAGAAGCATCATTTGAGAATGCAATTGCTAGAGGTGAGTATATAAATAAACATGAAATAATTATTGAGGTTAAGAGATTTCTTACAGTTTTAAAGAGATCTATGTTAGGGTATAGCAGAAAAGTGGCTAATGAAGTTTCACCATATGTAGAAAGTGATGTTGCTAGAAGAATAGAAAAAATGATAACGGAGTTGAGTATGGATGCACTTGAACAACTTAGCATCAACGGAGTATACAAATCAAAACAAAAGTAATGAATGGCCTGATTGGATTAGAACTTCATTAAAAGTACTAAAACCACCTGAAAGACTTACCGTATCTGAATGGGCAGATAAATATAGAATCTTAGATACTAAAACATCAGCAGAACCAGGAAGATGGCAAACAATGAGAACTCCATATTTGCAAGGAATAATGGATTCGTTCAATGATGTTGATATTGAAGAAATAATATTTGTTAAACCAACTCAAGTTGGTGGAACAGAAACTCTTAATAACATGTTGGGATATGTAATTGCGCAAGATCCTTCACCATCATTAATTGTATATCCTACTGACACATTGGCTAAATATACAAGTAAAAATAGATTAAAGCCCATGATAGGCCTTTCAAAAGTTTTAAGCGAAAGGTTTATGGAACTGGATAGCAGCATACTTGAATTACAATTTGATGGAATGTATGTGGTTCTATCAGGTGCTAATTCGCCATCATCATTAGCAAGCAGACCTATAAGGTATTTGTTTATGGATGAAATAGATAAGTATCCAAGCAATTCAGGAAAAGAAGCAGATCCTCGTTCACTGGCTAGAGAACGTACAAAAACTTTTGCGCATAATAAAAAAATATTTGAAGCATCAACACCCACATTAAAGAATGGTCCTATATGGTCAGATTGGGAAAATGCTGATTGCCAAAAAAAATATTATGTGCCTTGCCCTCATTGTGGGCACTATCAGCTCTTAAAGTTTAAAAATATTAAATGGAAAGAACATTCAACACCAGAAGAGGCAGCCAATACTGCTTATTATGAATGTGAAGAATGTAGAGGCATGATTACGGATAACCATAAACCTGAAATGATAAGAAATGGAGAATGGAGAAGTATAAAAGAAAGTGGCTGCAAAAGAACTGCTTTTCATATAAATGCCATATATTCTCCTTGGGTAAGGTTTGGAGATGTAGCAAAGGAATTTGTAAAATCTAAGGATTATCCAGATTTATTAATGAATTTTATAAATTCATGGCTTGCAGAACCATGGGAACAAACAGAGATAAAAATGGACAGTGATCTTGTCTTAAAAAGGGAATCCGAATATGAGGAAACTGTTGTTCCAGATGGAACTTTATTATTAACAGCTGGAGTTGATGTACAGAAACATTATTTTTATTACACAATAAGAGCATGGGGAACTGGAATGACAAGCTGGAATATAACTCATGGCATGGCGGAAACTTGGGATCAAGTAGAATATATAATGAATTTACCTTATTATGATTTAAGTGGGAAGGCGTTTCAGGTTAATCTAGCATGCGTGGATTCAGGAGATCAAACAGATGATGTATATGAATTTTGCGTTATAAATCAAGATTGGGCTGTGCCAGTAAAAGGATCATCAAGCCCATTATTATCAAGATACAGAGCAAGTGTTATTGATAAGACAGGCAGTAAGGCCATTGGTATGATTCTATATATAGTTGATGGAGCTCAATATAAAGATATGATATCAGCAAGAGTACAAAGGCCGAATGGTTCAGGTTCATGGATGGTTTATAAAGGTTGTGACAGAGATTATGCAGAGCAAATTGTATCAGAAGAAAAAGTTATAGAAAGAAAGAATGGGAGAAGTGTTTCAGTTTGGAAAACTAAAACTAGTCATGCTGATAATCACTATTTAGATTGTGAAGTATATGCAGCAGTTGCAGCTGATTTATTACATGTAAGATATCTTCAACCAGAAGAAAGAATACAAGAGCCACAACAGAAACAAGTTATTGAAAATGAATATTTAAAGGCCAGTGAAAATTGGCTAAATACTAAAGGTGGGAGTTGGTTAAAGTGACAACAGAAGAGCAATTGGAACAATTGAATGAAGCTATTAGTAGCATTGAAAATGGAGCTCAAGAATATCAGATAGGATCTAGACGTATTACTAAAGCAAGTTTAAGTACATTATATTCAGAAAGATTGAGGCTAAATAATCAATTGGAAAATGAAAGAAACAATGGTGGCGTATATGTAGCTAGATTTGATAGAAGATAGAATTGTTAATTGAAAGGGGGTGAAAAGATTGTGAATTTATTAGATAAAGCTATAGGAGTTATTTCACCAAAGCGAGCATACGAAAGAGCCACATGGAGACAATCATTAAGAAGTTTCTATGATTCAGGTGGGAGGGATAGACTTAATTCAAACTGGAATGCTACAAATGCAAGTGCAGAGCAAGCAGATAGAGCTCAAAGAGATATCATAAGAGCTAGAGCTAGGGATCTTGAAAGAAATAGTGATATAAGTGAAGCGATTGTTGGTTCATTTGAACGTAATGTGATAGGTACAGGAATTAATCTTCAAGCTAAAATTTTAAAAGATGAAGATAATGAAGATGAAAAATTAAATAAAAGTATAGAGGAACTATGGAAAGAATGGTGTAAAGCACGTAATTGTGACGTTACAGGGCAGCAGAGTTTTAGTGAAATGCAGACTATGGCTATGAGAAGACTGATCATAGACGGTGGAATAATTTTTATTAAAACATACACCAAAGATGGAATAGTTCCTTTTTCATTGCAAGCAAGAGAAGTTGATGACTTGGATACTAGTAGAAATACACTACCGAGTTTGAGGAACAAAGGGAATAGAATAGTTGGAGGCATTGAATTAAATGAATATAATAAGCCAGTCGCTTATTATTTAAAAACATATTCTCCTGATGGATTTTACACAGGACAGAGTGAGCGAGTTGATGCACAAAGGGTAATATTTTTATGGAAGAAAACAAGACCTACACAGATAAGAGAAATATCCCCATTAGCTAAGACAATGCCAAGAATAAAAGAAGTTAATGAATTTGTTGAAGCAATATCTGTTAAAGAAAGAATATTGGCATGTCTTTCAGTGTTTATAACAAAACAGAATCCAGGAGGAATTGGAAGAGGAAATTCCATGGACAAACAAAGTGGATATCAAATGAAAACTATATCTCCAGGTATGATACACGAACTTCAACCGGGAGAATCTGTTTCGGCGGTAAATCCAAGTGGACAATCTAGTAATGCGAAAGATTTTATAATGACTCAACAAAGGCTTGCGGGTTCTGGGCAAGGGCTAAGTTATGAAACGACATCAAGGGATATGTCGCAAGTAAATTATTCAAGTGCAAGGCAAGGCTTGCTAGAAGATCAAAGAACATATTCAGCTTGGCAAGATTATATTAAGGATAATTTATGTGATGAAGTATATTCAGAATTTATTATATCGGCAGTTCTTTCTGGAACACTTGATATAAAAGATTTTTGGGCAAATAAGAGAAAATACTTAAGGCATGAATGGATTACTTCAGGGTGGAGTTGGATAGATCCGCTTAAAGAAGTTAATGCAAATAAAGCTGCAATTGCAGAAGGAATGGATACATTAGCTAATATTTGTGGAGCTAGAGGACTTGATTGGAAAGAAGTATTAAAGCAAAGAGCAAAGGAATTGGAATTTGCTAAAGATCTAGGGATTAATTTAGGAGGTGGAAATAGTGCCGTTAGCAAAAAAGACGAAGCCCAAACAGGGAGTTCACCAGAAAAGAACAATTGATTTAGCTGTTAGAGAAATTAATGAAGAGGAAAGACGTATAACAGTTTCTTTTTCAAGTGAACAGGCTGTACAGAGATGGTATGGACAAGAAATTTTATGTCATGATGCAGGATGCTGTAATATGGATAGATTAAATAATATCGGTGTTGCACTATGGAATCATGATAGAAATGTAGTAATAGGAAAAATTGAGAATGCAAGATGTGATGATAGTGAAAAGAGATGTTATTGTGACATAGTATTTGACGAAGACGAAGAATCAGAGAGAATTTTTCAGAAAGTAAAAAATAAAACATTAAAAGGTGTATCAGTTGGATATGGTGTCGATTGCTGGGAAGAAGTTAAGGCAGGCGCGCAATCTTCAAATGGTAGATTTATGGGACCGTGTGAAGTAGCAACTTCATGGACACCTTATGAAGTTTCAATTGTTTCAGTTCCAGCTGATGATTCAGTTGGCGTTGATAGATCTATAGAAAACGAAAAAGAAAATAATGAGGGAGATGAAAGATATATGCCAAATCCAATTAATAGTACAATGAATACTACAGATGCAATAGATGTTAATGCGGAAAGACAAGCGGCTGTACAGGCAGAAAGACAAAGAGTATCAGATATAACAACTATTTGTAGAGAATTTGAGGTTGATTCATCAAGTTATATTAGTAGCGGAAACACTATAGAGGAAGTTAGAGCTCAAATTTTAGAGCAACTTAGAGCTCAAAGAAAACCACTTTCCAGTGGTTCATCAGATATTTCAGTTACAAAAGATGAAATGGATAAGTTTAGAAGTGCGGCAGTTGATTCAATTCAACTTAGAGGTGGAATTAAAGTTCAAAATATAGCAGAAGGTGCTAGAGATTTAAGGGGGATGAGGCTTAGAGATTTAGCTATAGAATGTTTGCAAAGAGGTGGAGTTACTAATGCTCAAAGATTAAGTAATGAAGAGCTGTTTAAAAGAGCACTAAGTCCAGATAGCCAATTTGCAGCGATATTAGATAGCTCGGTTAATAAATCAATGGCTACAGCTTATAAGGTGGCAAATACGACCTATAGAGCGTGGACAGGAATAGGAAGTAATACAGATTTTAAGGACGCAACAGTATACCAAATAAGCGAAGCTGGGGAACTTGAAAAAATGACTCAATCTGGTGAATTTAAGTTTGATGAAATGAAAGATCAAGGAGTTAAAAAATCTATTGCGACATTTGGTAGAACTTTTGGTATAACTAGGCAGGCTCTTATCAATGATGATATAGATGTACTAACTAAGATTCCAGCAGCATATGTAAGAGCAGCAGATAGAGGAGTTAATAAACTTGTTTATAAGAATTTAAAAGAGAATGTTAAGATCTATGATGGAAAAGAGTTATTCCATGCTGCGCATAACAACATTGGAACTGCTGGAACTATGTCAGATGCAACATTGTCACAACTAAGAACAAATATGAGAAAGCAAAAGAACTTAAGAGGTAAGGAAACATTAAACATTTCACCACAGTTTTTACTAGTTCCAGCTGGGCTTGAAACAACAGCAATGAAATTCTTAAATTCAACAGCATTACCAGGTCAAGATAATGCTGGAGTAAGTAATATATGGAGAAACTCATTTGACTTAGTCGTTGATGCAGAATTAGATCCAACTAGTGGAGCATTGCCTTACTATGTTGCAGCAAATCCAGCTGATATAGATACGATTGAAGTTACTTATCTTAATGGCGATGATATGCCAAAATTGGAATCTAGACTAGGCTTCGATTTCTTAGGTATTGAGTATAGAATTTATATCGATTATGGAGTAACAGTTCTTGATTACAGAGGACTTGGAATGAATGCAGGGGCTTAGTAGTTTAAGTCTTTTTTATTGTCTAGGAAAGTATAGAATTTTTTGATTTTGAAAGTCAGTGATACCAATGGTTATAAGGATATTGGCTTGTAAAAAGTGGTATCAAGAAAGAGCGTGGCGCAGCCACTTTGTTCTTATAAAAATAAGGGTGTTCGTTATGAACACCTTAATTGAAAATTAGGAGGTATTAAAATATGGCTAATTTTATACAAAAGGGAGATATAATTGATTTTCCAAATGCTACTGATAAAGATATTGCATATGGGCAAGTAGTGGTACTAGGAAATCATGTTTGTGTTGCAGCAGAAGACATTAAGATTGGAGCAACTGGTGGGTTAAGAACTAATGGTGTGTTTGAGTTTAATGCAGCGAAAGCGCCAGAGATTAAAGTTGGGAGCATAGTTTATTACGACACAACAAATGATCTAGTAACAAGTGATAAAGGAATTCTTACAACTATAGCAGGGTTTGCATTATCATCAAAAGCAGCAAATACAGATGGAACTGTAATGGTTAAAATATTAGATGCTGTTACAATATCAGCATAAGTTTGGTATAAAATATGAATTTTAAGGAGCAGATCCAAAAAGATTTAAATATAATTTTTAATCCTGACGAATATGGAGAAGATCACATTATTGATAATAAAATTGTTAATATCATAGTTGATAATGAAACATTAAAAGATAGAAATAGAAAAGAATATGATGGGATTGTTCAAGCTGAAATATTATACTTTGCAAAAAAAGAGGATTTATTAAAAGAGCCTATACCTGAAAGTGTACAGATGTTTGATGGAATTCCTTATATTATTTTTGATGCGAAACTTGATGAAGGAGTATATGAAGTAATACTTCAAGCAAGTAAAAATTAATGTCTGTAAATATTAGAATTGATGATAAGGAATTAAAAAAAGCAGTTGCAAAATTAAGCGGTTTTCCAAAGGAAATTCCAAAAGCAACATCAGCTGCACTAAATAGAACAATAACATCTGTAACTAAGGCTATAAAAAAAGAAGTTACAAGTAAATATTCAATAAAGTCTGGAGAAGTAGCTAAAACTTTTAAGATAAGAAAAGCAAGTAATGGTAGTTTATCAGCAATAATTGATTCTAGAGGACAAGTCTTAACATTAAGCCATTTTCCATCAAATTTAAAATCAGGGTGGGCTGGAAAAGCACCTGTTAAAGTAAAAGTAAAGAGATCAGGGTATAAACAAGTAAATACTACACCAGGTGCTTTTGTAGCTTCACTTGGTGGAAATCTGCATATAGTTAAAAGAAAAACTTCAAAATCATATCCAATTGAAGTATTAAGAACATTATCAATACCTCAAATGATAAGTAATACAGAAATAAGCGAAAAAGTTATGAAAAATGCTGGAGAGCAATTGCAAAAGAGAATTGGACACGAAGTTGAATACAGACTAGATAAATTATCAAAGTAGGAGAGGTATATGACGGATATTGAAGTGCTAAATGGATTATCTATATTTATAAAAAATAATATTGCTAACGAGATTAAATTAGAAAAACCACCTGAAAAAGGGGCCATTAATAAGTGTGGAAGTTATGAATTGGTCAATCCTTCAGTATATAAAGGTTGGATGCCATTAGGAAGTTTAAACGAATATGAGTATTCTATACCATCTATTGTAGTAATGATTGATGAAGGAGTGGATGATAATAGTGACTCAAATCTTAGTATGCGCCTTAAAATCGTTACTTTTGATCCAGGAGAAACACAAGAGGATGGAATAGTTAATTTAAATGGAAAAGGTTATATGGATTTACTAAATCTAATAACAAAAATAAGATTGGAGTTTGCTAAAAATCCAATTATTCTAGAAAAAGTTAATATAAACAAACCCATTAAATGGAGCATGGACAGTCAACAAAGTTATCCATATTGGACAGCTAATATAAGCTTTACTGTTTCTATAGCTTCATTACCATTTAATATAAAAGATGATTTCTTATAAGGAGATGAAAAAATGGGATATAAACATGGTATATATGGCGAAATAGTAGCCAGCACGGAAACAATAACAAATTGTAAGAATGTACCCATCTATATTGGAACAGCTCCAATTCATAGAGTAAGAGATGCAATTATTAATAAACCTCAGTTAATCAGAAGCTTACAAGAAGCTGAAATTAAAACTGGTTACAAAGAAGATGATGATTATAAAGAATTTACACTTTCAGCTGCAATATATGCACATTTTCAAAATAAAATAAAACCAATTGGACCGATTGTAATTATTAATACATTAGATCCATCAAAACATGGTGAAGCTATAACAGAAACGGTTCAAATTATTAATAAAGTTGGATTAATAAAAGAACATGTTTGCATTGATTCAATAGCTATAGCTGATAAGCATGAAGGTGTTGATTATAAATTAGATTATACAAATGAAGGATATTTAAAGATAACAGATGTTTCAACAGATGGTCTTGGTGATACAATAACAGTTTCATGTAGAAAAATTGATCCGAGCAAAGTAACAGATACAGATATTGTAGGAAGTTATATTGCCGAAAGTGATGAAAGAACAGGAATAAAAGCTATAGCAGATGTATATGAAGAATTAAATTTAATTCCATCTATCACAAGTGCTCCAGGTTTTAATCATATTCCAAAGGTTGAACAAGCACTTGTAGCTATAACAAGTAAAATATCTGATAAGTGGGAAGCAATATGTTTTACAGACTTAGATTGCAGTTCAGCTACTAATACAATAGAGAAAGCTATTGAGTGGAAGAAAAACAACAATTATAATTCAAATTCTGAAAAAGTATGTTGGCCTAAAGGAGTTATTGCGGGAAAGGAAATGTGGCTATCAATTTGTGCTATTGTTGCTAAGTTACAAACTGATGTTAAAAATGATAATATTCCATGTGAGAGTCCATCAAATAAGCAAATTGATATAAGTGGTTTAATTGTAAATGGAAATAAAATAAAAATAAGTCAGTCAAGAGCGAATGAACTTAATGAAAAAGGAATCACTACAGCAATATATTCTGGTGGTAAGTATGTTTTATGGGGTCCACATATGGCTAATTATGAATTTGGAGTTACAGATAAGCCAGATGAGATTTTTGACGTAAACATAATGGTAAATAAATACTTATTAAATGATTTTCAATCTAGAAATGGGGACTTAATAGATCAGGCAATGACAAGAAATGAAATTGATGCTCTTGTAAATTCAGAACAAATGAGATTAGATGCATTAGTAAGTGGTGGAAAGATGCTATTAGGGAAAATAGTTTTTAATAGGGAGAATAATGCAACATCAGATATAATCAATGGTGATTTTGCATTTAATACATTAGTTACGAATACACCACTAGCTAAGTCGATTACTAACAAAGTTCAGTATACATCAGCTGGAATAGATAACTTATATGGAGGTGAAGAAGAATAATGGATGGAGTATCAAATAAAGTAATAGACTATAGTGTTTATGTAAGAGACAATGGAAAAGCTACTAAAATGGGAGATACAACATCAGTAACACTTCCAAGTATAGAGATGCTTACAGATACTATAAAAGGTTCTGGAATATCTGGTGAAATAGATGTTCCAACACTTGGGCAAATAGGTTCAATGGAAACAGAAATTGCTATTAGAGTTAGTAATGAAAAATATGGCACTCTAGTTTCAGCTAATGAGCTTGAATATAGATGGGTAACAGACGTTCTTGATCCTTCAACAGGAAAAGTATCTACTGTTTCTCACAAAGCATTCCTAAAAGTAATACCAAAGAAGCATGAAGAAGGAAAACTTGAATCAGGAGCCGCACAAGATGGTAAAGTAACATATGAAGTATTAGCATACAAGAGAATTATTAATGGAAATGAGATATTAAATGTGGATAAGTTAAATGGTATATATGCAATTAATGGTGTGAATTTATTGGAGAGCGTATCTTCAAACCTTTAATAAATAGAATAGAAATCAAGCTAGGATTATTAAATTATCCTAGCTTATTAATTTGGGAGGAAAACAATCATGGAAAATAAATTAATATTGAAAAAACCAATAATGATAGACGGAGAAGAAGCTAAAGAAATTTCTTATGATTTTGAAAGTTTAATTGGAGAGAATCTTGAAGAAGCATTTAAGGAAGCAATAAAGAGTGGACATATAATTTCAGCAAATTATGAATTAGATCCAGTCATAGGAGCTATGATGTTTGCAGAGGCTAGTAATAATGCATACATGGATGTACAAAGATTTGGATTAGCTGATTATTCTAAAGCTGCATCACTTGGAAGAGAATATTTCTTTAAAAAACTATCAGATGAGGAGAGTGAAAAAGAAAATGCATTAATATTAAGCAAGCCGATATTAGTTAAAGGAGAAGAAATTAAAGAAATCAATTACGACTTTGATAACTTAAGTGGAAACAGCATAGAAAAAGTTTTTAATGAAGCAACAAGAAGTAAATATGTTGTTTCATCTAGCTATGAATTAGATCCTATTATAGGTGCTAGAATGTTTGCTGAATCAGCCAATATGGAATATATAGATATAAAAAGGCTATCGCTAGCAGATTATGCAAAGGCGGCATCATGTGCTAGGGATTTTTTTATGCAAGGCTTGGTTGGAGACCAAGAAGAAAACAGTTAAAAGAAATAGTAGCCCAAATAACTCTTGAGACTTCAAATTCCAGAAAAGATTGTTATGAAATGAGTTTGCTTAATTTATTTGAATATTATGACGCTTTAGTAGATGAAGCAGATAGAAGAAATTCAGAATATAAGAAGTTAATGAATAAAGAGAAGAGGTGATACTATGTCAAAGATATTACAAACAAGTATCGCTATTGGGGGGAAATTAAATCCAAGTCTTCAGAAAGCATTTGCAAGTGTAGCCCAATTTGCTAGCAGAGCATCAAGCTCTATATCCCAAGTAAATTCAAGAAGCATAGCACTTGCACAAAATGCAGGTACTCAGGTGCAGGGTATTTCAGGGAAAATTAAAGCAGCATTAGTAACAGGTACAATTGCAACATCAGGAGCTATGGTTGGCAAATCAATGTTAAGCCAAGCAGCAAGTTTAGAGCAGTATAGAAATACTTTAAATGTTGTTATGAAAGATAATACAAAAGCAGCAGAAACATTTGCGTGGGCGAATGACTATGCAAATAAAACTCCATTTGAAACTGGAGAAATAGTTGATGCTACTGTTAAATTGACATCTTATGGACTTGAGGCAAAAAAAGTACTTCCACTTACTGGTGATATGGCAGCAGCAATGGGAAAATCAATTGACCAAGCTGTGGAAGCTGTGGCTGATGCACAAACTGGAGAGTTGGAAAGATTAAAAGAATTTGGTATTACAAAAGATATGATTGTTGCACAAGGTGCAAAGACATTAGCAGGTATAGAACTTGTTAACAATAAAGGTCAAATTACAAATCAAAAAGCCTTTAATGCTTCAATGTTTTCTCTTATGAAGGAAAGATATGCAGGCTCAATGGATATTCAATCCAAAAGTTTTAATGGATTAATGTCAACAATAACAGGAGTTACTAAAAACGGACTTGCTCAGATAGCTGGAATATCTTCAAAAGGAGACATTATAGACGGTTCAGCGTTTGATTTAGTAAAACAAAAGGTTTCGTCATTAGCTGATAAATTAACACAAATGCAATCAGATGGTACTATTGATTCAATAGCAGATAAATTTACTGGATTCGTTCAGAATATCATAAATGGAATTGATTATATAACCCCTAAAGTTAGTAATCTATTTAGTTATATTCAAGATAATGGGCCACAAATATTACAAATAGCAAGCTTTATTGGCAAAGCATTTCTAGTATGGAGAGCTATATCTGGGATATCATCTGGTATTCAAGCTATACATGGAGTATATAGTTCATTAATGTTATTAAAGTCAGGATACTTAGCATTAAGTGCGGTAAAATTAAAAGATTTAGCAACAACAGGATATTTACAAGCTCTTTATGCTAAAGATGCAGTGGTAAAGGGAATTTCTACAGTAGCAACTGGAGCACAGACGGCGGCACAATGGGCATTAAATGCAGCAATGAGTGCAAATCCTATAGCTTTGGTTATTATTGGAATTGCTGCTTTAGTAGCAGGAATTGTTTGGCTATGGAATAATTGTGAGGGGTTTAGAAACTTCTTTATAAATATGTGGACCAATATACAAGCAGGAATACAAGCATTTGATCTTTGGATTACTACTGCAATGGCTACAGATTGGACCACCACATTTGGTGCACTAGGATCAATTTTAAATAGTTTTTTCTTTATTATTGGAGGGTATTGGGATGCTATTAAATTAGTATTTCAAGGCATTACAGACTTTATTAGTGGTGTATTTGCAGGAAATTGGGGATTGGCATGGCAAGGTATTGTTGAGATATTTTCAGGAATAGTAGGTGGTATCGAAACATATATGACAGCACCGCTTAATGCAATTATTGGAATGATTAATGCTGTTATTGGAGGAATAAATTCAATAAGTTTAGATATTCCTGATTGGGTACCAGAATTTGGTGGTCAGCACTTTGGAATTAATATACCAACTATTCCACAGTTTAAATATGGGGGATTTACAAATGTTCCCTCTATTTTTGGAGAGGCTGGTCCAGAAGCAGCTATACCACTTAAGCGAAATAATCCTAGAAGTATTTCTTTATTAGAAAAAACAGCATCTGCTATTGGATATGAAGGAAATAAAAGCGGTGATTCTCCAACATTTATATTTGCACCTCAAATATCAGGAAATGTAGATGCACAAACATTAAGTTTATTAAAGCAACAATTTGAAGATTTCAAAGCCATGGTAATGTCTGCTTTAGATGATGAGGAGAGGATAAGTTTTGGAGAGACAGTGTTATAAATATTTAACTCAACAGGGGGATACATTTGATAGTATTGCCCTTGAATTTTATGGAGAAGAAAAATATTCTATTTTTATTATTCAGCTTAATCCAAAGTACATTGATACTATAATATTTGATTATGGAGTAAGCCTTATAATTCCAGATATAAATATTAAAAATACATCCACACTTCCACCATGGAAAAAGTGAGGTGCTTTATGAAAGTAATTTATGAAGGTTCCGAGGTTAATCTTGAAGTATCTGATTGTAGAATTAACGATAATATGGGAGGGAAGGCTGATAGCCTAACTATTTCATTTGCGGACATAAAAAAAGAATGTAGAAAATGGGATTTTATAAAAGGGCATACGATAGAGATTATAAAAGAGCCGTTTAGTACTGGAGTTATGTATGTAGATGGCTTTTGTTGTAGTAGTGGTTCTTATACTGTAGAAGCACTTTCAATAAAAAAGAGTTTCAAAACAAAAAGAACACGCACCTGGGAAAACGTAAAATTTTTAGATTTAGCTCAAGATCTTCTTGAGGATCTTGAGTTGAAATTAGAAACTTACGGAGTTAATAATTTTCAATATTTAAGAGTTGACCAAATTCAAAAGAATAATATTGAGTTTTTAAATTATAGATGCATGCTTGAAGGCTATAATTTGAAAATAAGCAATGGGAAGGCATTAGTTATTTCAGAAGAATTTCTGAAAAATCAAAATGAAGTTTTAACATTAGAACCATCATCATTTGTAGGAAAATATAATTTTAAATGTACTTCAAATCATATATATGGTGGTTGTGAGATAATTTCAAACTCTAAAACATTTATAAGAAGCAGTTATATCTCTGATAAATTAAATGGAGACATAATAAGAATAGCGGATATTCCGATTAGTTCAATAGGGGAAGCTAATAGATTTGCAAAGAATATTTTAATGTATTTAAATAAAGGTGAAATCTCAGGAGTATTTACAATAAATAAAAATACTTCAATTGCAGCAGGTAATGTGCTTAGAATTGAAAATCTAGATAGTTTTAATGGAAGGTATATTATTGAAAATATTATGCATGATTCGATTTTGAGTAAATCTAAGGTGACAGTTAGAAAAATACTGGAGGGATAGAAATGAATATGAAGGGAGTTATCTCAACTATAGGAACAAATACAGCAAGGGTAAAGTTCCCCGAGTTAGATGATAGTGTTTCTTATGAATTACAGATAGCAGATCATGTAAGTATGGAAAATTTTATTGTAGGAGAAGAAGTATTAGTATGTTTTTATAATAAGAATTTAGATAGCGGAATAATTATGGCTAGAATGAGGTGATTAAATGTCCTTAGGAAGTTTTAGCAGTAAGACTTTTGAAGTAAGTCAAAACAAGATATATACATTTGATGAATATTCAAGGGAAATTGCACTTAATGTAGAGGATCAAGAAGTTGATGGGGATAAACCTTCAACTTATATAAAAGGCACAAATCTTGAACAAATAAGCTTCAATATTAAATTAATTCAATCTAGTAGCATTAATGTTGAAACAGAAATTAATGATTGGAAAAGTATTTGTGAAGCTGCTACTCCTTATATGTTATTCATTGGTAATAATCCTGTCTCAAATAATAAATATCTATTAACTGGTGTTAGTTTAAGTGATAATAATTACTCAATTAAAGGGGATCAAGTTAAAAGTACATTAAAGTTGACATTTAAAGAATATGTAAGAGCTGGTGTAAAAAAAGAAGAAGGAACGTCAAGCGAAGCTAAAAAAGCTGCAAGTAAGAAAACATCCCAGAAGAAAAAAAGTTCTTCATCTGCTGATTCTATGTCAGATGAAGATAATGCAAGAGTGACAGCTTTAGAAGATAGTGTGTTTGGAGAAGAGTAATTATGGATTATACAATAAGTTCAGATCAAAGATTAATAGACTGGAATGCTAAAGGAAATGCTAGAATACTCCAAAATGTAAATAATATTTTAAATACAATGCAATATGAAGTTCCATACGACAGATTAATGGGAAGAAATCCTAAAAACTTGGATGGTGATTTTGAAAAAAATAAAGCAGTACTTATTGAAGAGACTTATGATTTAATAAACGATTATGAAACAAGGGCAACAGTTAAAAGCGTAACAATTGAGTATAAAGAAAGTGAGGATAACAAAAATATAAAAATTCCAGTAATAAAGGTGGTGATCTCCATTGATTAAATTTGTAGAAATTAATCCAGAAACAATCTTTTCAGACATAGTAAATACTGTTCAAACAGAATTGGATGAAGAATTGCATGAAGGTGATGAAAGAAAACTTTTTATAAAATCATTAATGCCAATATTTGTTGGAATAGCAAATAAAATAAATGATACTGCAAACCAAAATTTATTAGAAAATGCAAGGGATGAGAAGCTTGATGCAATTGCTACGGATTATCATAGTACAAGTAGATTGCAATCAACATATTCTTTTTGCAAGGGAAAAGCAAAGCTATCTGCAATTCAAAAACAGGATATACCAATAAAAGCCGGAACTAAAGTAACACCAGATGGAATAGTAATGTTTAAAGTTAGAGAGGATGCTGTTATTCCTAAAGGTAGCTTAGAATGTGATCTTGTTCTTATAGCAGCATCAACTGGAACTAAATACAATGGATTTGATCCAGGTAAAATTAATTATATTGTTGATCCTATACCATTTGTATCGGAAATAGTTAATACTGAAATATCTAAATCTGGATCAGATATTGAAGATGATAAATCTTACAGAGAAAGAGCTAGGTTAGCAATGGAAAGTAAAAGCACAGCAGGACCAGATGGAGCTTATGAATATTTCGCATATTCAGCTGATAATTCTATATCAGGTGTTAAAATAACATCACCATCACCAGGAGTAGTAAAAATATTTGTTGTAGTAGATGGTGGAGAAATTCCATCACAGGAAATTTTAGATAAGGTGTATAACAAATGTTCACCAAGAGATGTGCGGCCACTTACAGATAAAGTTGAAACAGGTTCACCGACAGTTAGTAGTTACAATATTGAATTGACATATTATTTAGATAAAAATTTTCCAACTAATGAGGGCAAATGGAGAAAAGCCATTGAAGGAGAGAACTTAGATTTTGCTGATGGAGCTATAAGAGAATTTATTAAATGGCAGCAAAGTGAAATTGGTAAGTCAGTAAATCCAGATGAATTAAAATATCAAATTCAAGATGTTGCAGCATATGAAGTTGATAATAGAAAAATCTCAGGAGTAAGAAGGATTGAATTAACATCACCGATCCATAAGACAATTGGAGAAAATGAAATTGCAAAGGTTGGAAGCATAACTGTAACATATGGAGGGATGGAGTAATGGAACTTAATAATATTGATTTGTTGAGTTTACAAACTTCCTATATGCAACAAGATTCCTTTGTGAAAGCTCTATGTAAGGCTCTTGAGCCTTATATAAAAATATTAGATGAAGCCACTATATTAACATATATTTATGGAAGAGTTGATAAATTAGACGAAGATACTATTGATTCGCTAGCATGGCAATTTCATGTTGATTTTTATGATTATACTTTAACACTAGAGAAAAAGCGACAACTAGTTAAAAGTGCAATAAGATTACACAGAATAAAGGGGACTCCACAAGCTGTAATAGATGCGTCAACAACAGTGTTTGGAAGGACAAAATTAAAAGAATGGTTTGAGTATAACTCTGAACCATTTTATTTTAGCTTAGATGTTGATGTTACGGAAACGGGAGCGTCACCAGAACAATTGAGAAAATTAGATACTTTAATAAATGCATATAAAAATAAGCGTTCCTGGCTTGAAATACTTAATATATTTCTAACAACAATAGGCACTTTAAGTATTGGCGCTATTGCAATAGATGCAGAGGAAATAGCAGTTTATCCATGGTCACCAAAAGATATTAATTCAGTGATAAACTATACAATTCCTTTAGCACAGAGTGCAGGTAATGAAACTATAACAACATATCCGAAGGAGGCGATTTGATGGCAGAAAGTTATTATTCTATTTTAACTAATGTAGGAAAAGCCCAAATAGCTAATGCTATTGGCTTAGGAAATAAAATTGATTTTGTCAAAATGAAGGTTGGAGATGGTAATGGAAGCTATTATAATCCAACTGAAAGTCAAACAGATCTAGTTCATACAGTATGGGAAGGGGCTATAGGTCATGTAGCAGTAGATGAAAATAATTCTAATTGGATTAATATAGAAGTTCTGATTCCGCCAGATGTAGGTGGTTTTTTTATTCGTGAATATGGAATATTTGATGCAAATAACAATATGTTAGCTGTAGCAAAATGTGCGGAGACATATAAGCCCTTGCCAGCAGATGGAAGTACAAAAGAAATAAACATGAAAATGATAATAGCAGTATCTAATACATCAAGCATTACGCTTAAAATAGATCCAACAATACTTTTTGCTAAGAAAAAAGATGTTGATGAAGTGAGTACTAGGGTAGACCAATTAAGTGTGAGCATTAATAATATTAATACTCAATTGTCAGATATGGTGTATCAGATAGCAGGTGGATCTGCTACAGCGATAACACTTGCAATCAAAGGAACGTTAGTAAATGGATATCCAATAACTTTTATAGCAAGTGCAAACAATGGCGGAGCAGCAACCACTATAAATGGGAAAAAATTATATAAACCAGGAACAACAACATCACCCAACCTAATATCAGGAAAGGCGTATACGGTTTGGTATAACTCAATAGGTGATTGTTTTTTTATCAAAGCTAGTGCAGAGGGTGACGCTGATGTTTCTCATGTACTAGCAACTAAAAAATTCAGTAATGATAATGATACAGGGTTAACTGGGACAATGCCTAATAATGGAGCTGTTTCATTTACTTTAACAAATAATAATCAGGAATATATAATACCAGCAGGATTTCATAATGGATTAGGAAAAATTAAGGCCATAATAACAAATTTAGCAGCTTCAGTTATAAAAGCTGGTACGACTGTGGGGGGGATACTTGGCACATTTACGTCAGATGCAACCGCAGTCGCAGCTGACATCATAAATGGTAAAACTGCATATGTGAATGGCAATAAAATTACTGGCAATGCAACAATAGAAAGTTTAGGTGGAAGACAATATACTAGTGGAGTAGTAAATCATACTGCAAACACTACAGATACTATTACATTACCATTTATTCCATCAGTAATAATAATAGGATTTAGTGCAGGAGCACAAAAGGCAGCTTATTGGATAAGCAATAGTAATCAAACAAGTAGTACGACTTTTTATTATCTTAGTGATAGAAGTGCAGTAAGTGGTTATTCTCATACTGAAAACACCAATACAATTATAGTTACATCCGCATATAGTGGGCCAACTTACTACTTTGCATGGGCATAGAAATGATTAGTTGAAGAAAGGATTGATAATTAATGAATAAAACATTAATAATTTATGATGATATTGGTTACATTTATAGGGAAATATCTGGTACTTATTCAGTTCCACAGGGAGGTATTCAGTATTTAGAAACCGAAATTCCAGAAGGGAAAATGGTATCTAAAATAGATACTACTAAAACACCGCATGAGCCTGTATATGAAGATATACCTAAATCGGAATTAGAGCTTTTAAAAGAAAAAGTAGAAGATTTAACACAAGCAAATGCAGAGTTAACAAGTATAGTAGCAATGGGAAAAACCAATGTTTAACATAATAAATCTAATTTTAAGGAGAGTGTTTAGAATGCAATTTAATAAAAACAGTGGATGTGTAAAAGTATGGGTTACATTAATCGTAGGAGGCACTTACGAATATAAGGATGTTCCTAATCTTTTGGATTTACAAGAACAGGTAAAATTAGTCCTTGTAGATATGGGAGCTATGGAAGATACAACCACAGAAAGTACTGCATCATAGGAAAATAGGATGTAGATAGCAAATATAAAATAATTTAATAAATATAACAATAATATCGACTGTAATAGGTCTTTTTTATTGCTTGAAATTATTAAAAAGGAAAAAACATATGGAAAAAGAATTTACTGTAAAACCAGTTGGAGTAAAGTATATATGCGATTGTTGTAATGAAGGAGAAATTATGACTATAAGGGAAAATCAATGGCCATAAAATCTAACCAAATTTAATCACATGTGTATTAAATTGTGGGAAGAAAAATTATTAAATAATAAACATATGATAATTAGATAAAAAGCTATATATTAATATATAAATTTTGACAAATATCGTAATATTTCTTAAAATGTAAAGTATAATATTTACATAAAAGGGGTGTTGTAATTGAAATGGATCATTGAGAATGCTGATTGGATATTTAGTGGCATAGGCGTTACTATAATATTAATAATTGGAGGATTATTTTTTAAGAAAAAATTAGATAGTAAAAATGTACAAACTATTAATTCGGGAAATAATTCTACCAATATTCAAGGTGGCAAAAACGTAAATGTGAATATTGGAGGGAAAGATGGTGTTTAATGGTCAAACAATAGATAGTGGGGATAATTCTACTAACATTCAGGGGAAAAAAGTTAAGGTAATTCAGAATAATCCAGGATTATCATATTTTGAGGTTAAAGACATAGCTATGAGCGTGTTTAAAAGTAATTTTTATGATTTAGGGGAAAAAGCTGAAAAGATAGTTCAAGAGCGTGCTGAAAAGATACTTGACGATTATTTAGAAAAGTTATGTTCTAAAAATCCTGAATGTATAAATAATACACAGGACCCTGATATTAGATATGTTATTTATGAAGCTCAAAAGAATTATGCTAGGCGAGGAGAAAAGTTTACCGAAAAATTATTAGTTGAAACTTTAGTTAATAGAACTATTGTACAAGGAAATTCTATTCAGGAATTGGTTTTAAATGAGGCGTTAGAAATAATACCTAAAATTACACATAGGCAGATAGTTATTTTAACATTAATATTTATCAATAGATATCTTAATTATTTAGTGGAATATCCAATAGATGCTTATAGTAATTTAAGTAAAATTATAAGGTCTAATATTCAAATTGATAAAAATAATAATAGTATATTTCAACATCTTGAATATGCATCATGTCTGAATGTTAGTATTGGAAGTATTGATTATGCTTCAATTATAGAGAATAAATTTCCACAGATAAAAAGTCTTGAAGAAGCTAAGAGTATAATTAATGGAAACATGGAATTATCACTTATGTCTGATATGTGGGGGAATTCAAAAATGCGCAATTCAACTCTTACAAGTGTAGGGATAGCTATAGCTTTAGCTAATATAAAGGCAAAGACTGGAATGAACTATGATTTAGGAATTTGGATAAAAGAATAATTAAATTTTTAAGAGTTTAGGAAATTAGAATCGTTCTATATTACTAAAAAATATGAAGTAAAAGCATAGGGAAAAATGACGTAGCAAAATGAATAAAAAATCAAAGCAACTGTAAGAGCTCTTTAGGAGTTCTTTTTTGTTGATCATTTATACAAAATCTGAAGTAAGGAAGGTGACACATGAATGAGGAATTATGCTTAGAAAAGCACAAAAGACTAGAAGAGAAGTTAGAGACACATGAAAAGAGACTTAATGCTCACGGTGAAAAGCTGGATAGTCTAGAACAGGATAATGCTAGCTTCAAAGCTGAATTAAGAAGTTTATGCGATAACTTAAAAGCTCTTACAAGTGTAATGAAGTGGTTTATAGGAATCTGGGTAACAACGTTACTTGGATTCTTTATTTATTCCATTGAAAAATTAATTTAGAAAAGGTGGTATGTAAAATGATAAAAACAGCATTAAAGTTAATAATTAAGGTATTAGAAAGTAAATTAGTTAAAAGTGGAGTTGAAGAGCAAATCCTAAAGAATAAAAATTATATTACTGTAGGTAAGGCTATTTGGAATATCGTAGATGAAAGCTTTAGAATAAGTAAAACTGTAGAGGAAAAGGTGCTATCTAAAGCGGATCAGTTTGATAAATTACTATTAGCTAGGTTTCCAGAACTAAGCCAAGATGACGTGGCAGAAATCAGGCAAGCAATAGCAGGAGAAATAAATCAAGGGAAAGCTGCAGTTGTAGATAATTCTACTTTACTTAAACAGTTGCAAGATTATAACACGAATTTAAAAGCTGAATTAGCAGCATTAACAGATCAATTAAGCAAAGTTCAAGCTTTGGTTGTAAAGCCAGCAGATGAGTATCAAACAGTACAAGCGTGATTTTAGAGTAGTCTTTATAGGGTACTCTTATTTTTTTATTTAAAGTAAGAAAGGATGATACTAAATGTTTAAAGGTATAGATATAAGTAATCATAACGGGAATATAAATTTTAACCAGGTAAAAACAGCAGGAGTAGAAGCTGTTTATATTAAAGCTACAGAAGGAACAACGTTTAAAGATAGCTATTTAGATACAAATTATTCTAACGCACATTACGCAGGATTAAAAACAGGGTTCTATCATTTCTTAGTTGGAACTACTGAGCCAGAAACTCAGGCCAATAGTTTTTATAATGCCATAAAAGATAAAACCAGTGACCTCATTCCGATGCTAGATATAGAGACTAATTTTGATGGACTAATGGATTACGTTTTAAGATTCATTACTAAATTTAAAGAGATATCTAATATGTCTATAGGTATTTATACTTACACTAGTTTCATGGATAACCTAGATAACAGAATCGCTGATTATCCATTATGGGAAGCAAACTATAATAATAATCCATGGAAATTAAATTCTAATTTCTTTACTAATAGAGTAGGGCATCAATATAGTGAAACAGGGTCTGTACCTGGTATAAATACTGATTGTGATGTGAATGAGTTTAATGAAGGAGTATTAAATAAAACAACTGGATATGTAATAACTACTTATCTTCCAAATGGATATAGAGGCGATGGAAGCTTTGTAGGAGTGGATATGGAGTATGTACAAGAATATTTTAAATATATTCGTATTTATGCTAATTCAGATGAAAAAGGAATTTGGATTGAAACTCAAAACTTACCTATTAGCAAATGTCTAGAATTAAAAGAGACTTTAGGAAGCTGGTTTTATGATATAAAGTAATATGATATACTGAGTATTGCTAAATTGCATATACTCTGTTGTAAAGGTAGATTATGTAGATATACTTAGTCTACCTTTTAAGAAAGGATGTAGCGTAAATGAGTAAATATGCAATAAGAAGAGGACATCAAAGAACTGGTGCAGATGGATGTGCTGAAGATATTTTAAATGAGATAGATGTTACTAATGCTTACTATCAATTTATGGACTAAATACAAAGATAAATGGTATTACTTAACCTCTGATTGTTCTATGGTTTACAATAGATGGGCGTGGATAGATGGAGAATGTTATTCTTTTAGATCAGATGGTGCTATGTATGCTAATTGTACAACACCAGATGGATATAAAGTTGATGAATCAGGAGCATGGATACAATAGAATAGGTTTAAGATAAAGGGCAGTATGGGGATTAAGTTTTCTATATTGCCCTTTTTTCTTAGAGAAATATAGAAATATATAGAAAAATATAGTAATATATGAAGTAAAAATGATTATTAATCAAATGCTTTTATTAGGGTAAGGTATGATGACGAAGATAGTCCTAAAAGATAATTTATTTGAAATGGAGTGAAGAAAAACAGTGAGTGATTATATAGATAAATATTTCTTGAAAAAGCAAGCGGAATTAAATGAGACACCAGATAATGAATTAAAAGAGTGGAATTGTGCAAAATGTGGATTTATAAATAAAACTAAGATATATATATTGAAAGAAGAATTAATCGAATGTACAAACTGCAAAACTAAGAATCAGATAAATTTAGATCAAAATAATAATATAGAAGATATTTTCTATTAATATAAAAATATAAATTACAAAATAGGGGGAATATTAATGAAAAAGAGTACAATAGCTATTTTATTAGTTTCTTTCTTTGCGTTAAGTAGTTTGATTGGGTGTAGCAATAGTAATAAAGCTACTAAATCAGAAACAAAGGAAAGTATTAAACAAGAAACTGCTAAAACTGAAGAACCCAAAAAAGAAGTAGATGCAAGAATAACTAAGGATTATATAGAATCCAAGTTGAGTGACAAAAAAGTAAAAATAATTAATATATCGAAAAGTGGAGATAATTATTATACAATAGATTTTAAAGTAAGAGAAGTTGCAAGTGATAGTTATTATGAAAAGAATATATTAGAAGAAATAGAACAGATTAGTCAGGTTTTATCAGACGCATCATTAGTTCAAGGCAATGAATTTTTCTTTGAAGCTAAAGGACCAGGGAAAGATAAGAGTGGTAATGCAGTGGACATGAATTACGCTACAGCACTTGCTAAAGGTGATGATCTAGCTAAGTGTAAGTTTGATGACATGAAAATAGATGGAATAAAAGATGCACTGGAGAGTTTTGGATTAAATCAAAGCTTAAAAAAATAAAAACGTACTAGAAGCGTACTTATATTTTTAAAAATATAATATAATCCATATAATATTTTATTTGTTGGAAAATGGATATGTTTATATTATAATAGCATTAAAATAGTCTAATTGTTATTAAATGGATTCCGGTGGAGGGATTAATATGAACATAAAAGAGGAGATTGAAAAAAAATTAAAGAAAACACCATCACTCCCATTTTTATTTATTGGATCTGGGATATCTCAAAGGTATATAAAATCACCTACTTGGATTGGCTTATTAAAACATTTTGCTGCAATTTGTAACAAAAATGATTTAGCTTATGAGATGTATTTAAATACAGCAAGAACATATGAATTAAAAAATGGTGTAGAACCTAAAATAGCTGAACTAATACAGAACGATTTAATACCAATTTGGTTTAATTCGCCACAATTTGAGGATAGTCGTAAAAAGTATGAAGATTTAATTAAAAATGGAGGAGAACCGTTAAAGATTGAAATCTCAGAATATTTCTTCAATGCTAGTAAAAATCAATTCTCAGAAGAAATGATTGAAGAAATTAAGTTACTTGAAAAGGTTGGAAATAGAAGCATTGCTGGTATCATAACAACAAATTATGATTGTGTTATAGAGAAAATACTTGAAAAGTATAAGTATAATGTATTTATTGGTCAAGAAGAATTACTATTTGCGCCAATAACAGGAATTAGTGAAATATACAAAATTCATGGATGTTGTACAAACCCTAACAGCATAGTTATTAATGATAAGGATTATAATAAATTTAGTGAAAAAAATGCTTATTTAGCGGCAAAACTAATGACAATATTTTTAGAACATCCTATTGTATTTATGGGATATAATTTAGGAGATGCAAATATAAAAGAAATATTGCTTTCGATAACCAAATGTCTATCTAAAAAAAATTTAGAGAAATTAAGAGATAGGTTTATATTTATTGAGTGGAATAATAAAGGACTTGAAGATGCGATATATACTGAGAATTACTCCATAGATAAAATGGACAGAAGTATAGTAATGACAAGAGTTTTAGTTAAAGATTTTTCGATAGTATATGAAGCTCTTTTAAGCAATAGAGTAAAATACAATCCTAGAGTATTAAGAAATTTAAAAGATGATATTTACAAAGTTGTATTAGAATCTAAACCATCTAAATCAATCAATGTATTAATGGATATTGATGATGATAGATTAAATGAGGTAGAAGCATTAATTGGTGTAGGAATAATGGACAAATTATCAGAAACAGGATATGAGGGGTTAAACGCAAACGAAGTTTATTTAGACATAGTATTTGATGATAGGAATTTTATAATAAAAAACATGGTGGAAAAAGCATTACCTCAAATTTTTAGAAGTAATTCTAAAATGCCAATTTATAAATACATAAATCAATATGATGGAGTATTATCAAGTAAGATAAATGATAAAAAAATTAAAAAATATTCTGATTTATTAAATTACAATATAAGAGAAAAACAAAAAAGTGGCTACTTAAATGAAAGATCAATAAGTGAAATAATTAAAAATAATAATACTCAAATGGCAATTTTAAAAATAAGCTATCTTAAGGAGGAAGAAATAGACAAAGAAGAATTGCATATTTTTCTTAAAAAAGTTTTAAACGATATACCTGATATATTTGAAGAAAAAAAATATTTATCAACTGCGAGCGCCTATAGAAGATTGATAAGAATATATGATTATTTAGAGTATGGTAAATAGAAGTTCTAGAGTATATGTAAATTCTCTAAATAATATTAGGCTAGTTTAATATTTATATGAGTATTTGTATAACTAACTTATAACTATAAAAATAGATTTTACTAACATTTATTTAATAAAACTTCAAATTCTTAAAAAGATAGATACATAAAGGTTAATAGTAAAATTATATTTATGGAGGAATTAGAATGAATGAAAAAATATTTGAGTTATGAAGATCAATTTAAGGATATACTAAATCAAGAAGAAATAAGCAGAATTGAAAATAATGAAGTAAGAGAAATAAGATGGAAGTATTGGAATTTAGCACATAAAGCATTTATTGACGAAAGAAATATACTTGATGCAGAATTAGGAAAAGTATTAGATGAATTACGCTTAGAAGAACAAAAAGAATTAGCTCCTTATAGAAAAATGAAAATATAGATTGGATTTGACATATAGATTTTATCGTTCCCACACTTTTCCCACAAAAGTTATAAATTTATGTAATATGAGAAGATATTATATAAGTTAAGAATCTAGATCTGTAAACAATGTAAACCAATATAAAGCGTAATAAATTATAAAAAAACTAATCCAGAAGTCGTGAGTTCGAATCTCACCAAGTGCACCATAAGCGTTGATACTACTGGAGTTGTATAAATGTTTGAATTAATATTTAGCTGTATTAACACATTTTTAACACATTAAGAATATCAATGCTTTTTTCTTTTTCTTTCTTTAACACATGGGTATAAGTATTTGAGGTTATCTCTGTGCTGCTATGACCTAATAAAACTGATACGGTTTTTAATTTTAAACCAGCTTCAAACTGACGAGTTGCATATGTGTGTCTTAATGCATGGAGTTTTATATATCTTACACCGACTTTCTTCAAATATCTTTTCCAGCTTCTGCTTAAGTTACTGCTATTGATTAAGTTACCATTTTCAGTCAGGAATATATAACCTTCATTTTCTTTATTATAACTTTCTCCAATTTTTAATTTATTTTCATTCTGTTTGATTTTAATTTTATCAAATATAGGTTTTAATGTTATTGGGAGAGGAATAGTTCTTATGGATCCTTTTGTTTTAGGAATTTGAATTATGGTTTTATTTTCTCTAGAACTATCTTTACTTATAATGGCAACAGTAGAGACAGTTTCGTCTATAGAGATTTCCATAGTATTAGTATTTAAATCCTTCCATTTTAGAGCTAGGCATTCACCACGTCGCATTCCAGTAGCAAGACATATAGTTGCTATATCTTTTATTTGTGATTCTTTAGGGTAACTTAAAATAGCTTTTAATTCATCATCAGTAAATACTTCAACCTCACTTTCTTTATGTTCTACTTCTCCTGGAATAACAATTTGACCTATACAAGGATTTTTTAATAAATAGCCTTCATTTACTGCATAATTAAAAAAGTGTTTTAATAATTTATTTAGATTAAAAATTTGACTTGTAGTTTTACCTTTTTCATATAGATCATTATAATATTTTTGAATTTGTAAGGATTTTATATCCTTTAGTTGTAATGGAGCAATAGAAGAGTTTTTAATATAATTTCTGAATATACCCTCATATCGTTCAAATGTAGTTGGCTTAACTTTGTTAGATATATTTACTACCTCAAACAACCATGTATCCATTGTAAGGCTTAAATAAGCGTTTTTATCTACAATTAACCCTTGTTTTAAGTTATCTTTGTACTCCTCAACCTTTTTTTTAGCATCTTTTTCATTTTTACCATAAAAATATTTTCTTATTAATTTTCCATTTGCATCTCTGCCAAAACTTGCAGAAATTCTAAAGTATTCTTTCCCATTCATAGTATAATTGGTTTTACTTGCCATAAAATCGCCCTTTCTTCGAATATATGTTCTTTTTATATTTAAAAAAATACGATATTTGCTATTTCAAATATCGTATTAATTCACAAACTCTTTTAGGATATACAATATCATCACAACATCTATGTTTTTTTATATATGCTAAATATAAACAGGTTGCACATAAATCAGCTTCATATTCCTCTTTTAAATGCATGGTTAGTCTTGAATTCAAAAGAAGATTGTTTTTGTGTTCCAAAAAGTAATGAGATAGTTCGTGGAATAGTGTCATATATGAATCCTCAACACTTAAATTCTCATTGACAACAATCATTTGTCTGTTTGGAGATATATACTTATAAAAACCATTTATATTTTTTGTCAACGGTTGAGTATTGTACTCAACTCTTTTTAAACTTTTAACTATGCGAATAGGATCTAGATCATCATTTTCATTAATTACCCCATCTGCAACACCTTTTATGTATGAAATCATACTCAAAGTGCTCACCCCCATAACCATTAAATTAAAAAAAATTAAGCTATCTATATTTTTTCGGTGTAAATTTCTTTTTGTTTTTTATTTTTATAGCTTCTAATGTGGTTCTAATGGCGTTTTCAACAGCAAAATAATCTTCTTCGCTCAAAGAATCTTTATCTTTAGAAAATGAAATTGATAGATCCTCAATAATTTTTTTTGCTTCATCATCAATATTTTCCTGTTCTTTGATTGAAAGAGAATAATCTCTTTCTTTTTTTATTTCCTCGATTGGCTCATCATCAAAAAGCAGACTTATAGGTATTCCTAAAGCAGATGCTATTTTTTCCAATGTTCGAGTACTAGGCGTAACTTGCTTTTCGCCAAAAATATCTCGTAATGTAGTTTGTGCAACTCCAGATTCCTTTGAAAGCCTATACCTGCTCCAACCTTTTTTATTTATTTCATAAAGTAATTTATCTTTACTAAACATATTATATCACTCCTTTTTACTGCGATATAATTTAGTATATTTAAAATACTTAGATATGTCAAGATATTTAGAGAAAAAAGCAGAAAGCGACAGCTATTTTCATATAATGGTAAATTTTATCGCAGTAATGCGCTTGAAATTACTGCGATAAAATAATAATATTTATTCAACGCAGTAATGCGAAGAAGGGAAGTGAAAAAAATGTCGATAGGTCAAGCAATTGCGGCATTTGCAAAAGAGAAAAGATTAACTAGATATAGAATCTCTAAAGAGAGTAATATTTCTCAAACCACTCTAGGCGAAATAGTAAATGAAAAAAAAACTAATCCAACTATTGATACATTAGAAAAGATTGCAAATGGACTTGGAATACCGCTGTCAGAATTAATGAAAAAATCTGAAGAACTTGATAAAGAAAGGATTAAGAAGTAAATAGAATATCATGCAGCAAAATTCGGAGGAAACAACTAAATGGAAGAATTGTTAAGAGAAATATTAGAGACTTTAAAATCTGAAAGACCTAAAAAAATAACTTTTTCAATTCAAGATGCTGCTTTGTATATGGGAATTGGCCATGAAAAAGTCAGGGAACTTGTTGATAAGAAAAATACAGATTTTCCTTATTTTAAAATTGGTACAAGAACAGCGATTGACAAAAGAGCTCTAGATAGATGGCTTGAAAAAATAACAGAAGAACATAGAACAATTTAATAACATAATAAATCTTATTTATCATATCTCACAACTCAAAGCAATTACATCCAGTAATTTTCTGCGAAGAGTAAATATTAAATTCAAGTATAGAAGGAAGTGAGGAAATTATAAAAATGAATGGTTTAATTATTGACAATGAGTTTAAAGACTTACTACCTCCATTATCGGAGGAACAAAAAGAAGAGCTTGAAAAAGACATAATTAAAAATGGTTGCATAAATTCACTAACTGTATGGAAGAACATTTTAATAGATGGTCATCACAGACATGAGATATGTACAAGAAATAATATTCAATTCGATATAGTTGAAATGGAATTTAAGGACAGGCTCGAGGCTATGGAATGGATTTGGATGAATCAAAAGAATAGAAGGAATTTAACTAAATATGAGTTAGCACAAATAGCACTGAAGTTTAAGCCAGTAATAGAAGCTAGAGCTAAGGAAAATCAAAAATTATCAGAAGGTAGACCTGAAAAAGGTATGTCAACATTGTCTAACCTTCATCAAAATACCATTTTGATGAAACCATCAAAAACGAATAATGAAGAAAATTTAAAAATGAGTGACGAAAACTTTGAAAAAGGTTTGCTGAAATCATCAAACCTTAAAGAAAAAGAAATAACTCCAATAAATACTAGAAAAGAAATAGCAAAAATAGCAGGAGTTTCAGAGGATACAATTCATAAGGTTGAAGTTATCGAAGAAAAAGCTCCAGAAGAAATTAAGCAGCAGGTGAAAAAGGGAGACATAACAATTAATAGTGCTTATGTTCTTACTAAGTCAGCTATAGAGGCAGACAAAAAGAATGCTGAATATGAAAAAGAGTACCAGGAGCAGTTGGAAAAAGAACAGCAAGAGAATGAAGAAAAGAAGAAGTTAGAAGAAATTCAAAAGAACCTTCCAGAAAATGCAGTTGTATTAGATAAATTCAGGAAACCAAAAGAAGCTCATATTTTTGGAATTGAAGACTTCAATAACCTAACAATGGATCAATTTAATGATTGTATAAAGCATTCTAAAAAATATCGTGATGCAATTAGTAAAGTTGCATTATTAAGTACAGATATAGAGGCATTAATGGCATGGGGAGCAATAGCCAATACTCCAGATATTGTAGAAATAGAGCTACAAGATATTAATTCAGCTATCCAAAATTTAATTAAGATACAGAACTATTTTAAAGGAGGCAAGTAATATGAGTGAAGCATTAGAAAAAAAGGCCAAAGAAAAGATACTAGAACAGATGGACGAGCTTGGCGGAGAAATAACTACAGATGACGTTGTAGAGCTATTAAGACCACACTATATATTTAATATCCGTAAGCTTAGGGAACAAGCGTTAAGAAGGACAGCCAATAACTTAATGGCAACATACCGTGATAATAAAGGTGTTAGAACTTGTTTTAGCTGCAAGGATGATAGCGGAAATTCAAAATATTTTAATATCGAAACTACAACTGATTTAAAAGCATTAAAAAACATTGAAATCCAGTTAAATAAAAAATATAAAGGTCTTAATATTTCTAAGAAAAAAGTTCAAAGAAGAAGAGACGAGCTTTCAGGGCAAGTATCATTTAAAGAAGTTGAAAATTCATAGGTTGAGGAGGAATTATAAAATGCCAAAATACAGATTACACGTTGATGAGACAGTAAACAGATTAAACTTCATTGATATTGAAGCAAACTTAAATGAAAAAGAAGTTGATGCATTACTCACTAAAATTGAAAAAGAGGATATTACAAGTGCATTGGATTTAAAGCAAAGATTAGAGGCGCAAGGTGTACAGGTAAAATCAATAAAAGCAAATAATGGACCTTATTACAGAAGAGCTGAAACATTGGAAATTGAGGAGCTAGAAGATGTCAAAAGGGAAGGAATTATGGTTAAGTTCAAAGCTTGTGATTTAAGCAAATCATTAATTGAACAAGCTATCGATGAACTAAGGGAAAGGATGCATATTAGTATTTCAGTAAATGGACCACAGTCTGACACAACTATTAAAATAAGTCAGCAACTGGATGAATTGATTGTTGTAGAAATGAGGTCTAGGCTATGAAAAAATGTGAAGATTGTGATGAATGCACATATATAGGCGAAGGTGATTATGTCTGCATTAAGGATGAACCTAAAATTGTTATTACTGAATTTATTATTGCAACTGATGACTATGGACAATGTGGCAGTAAAAACAAAAAAGCTATCAAGGAAACCGACCAAAGTATTCCAAGATAGCGCGAATGGATTGTATAAATATTCTCAGGAACATTATAACACAAGAAGGGAGGAATTCAAGTGTTAGTTAGATGTCAGTGGAAAACTTGCATTAATTACAAGGATGGAATGTGTAAAGCTCCTGCGATAGAACTTAAGAGCTTTGACTATGAAGAAGATAATGAGGAACTTGAAGGATTAAAATGCGACAGTTATAAATATGATTCCTTTTGGATGTGTAAAGAAGGTAGAGAAGTTGACTCTAAAGATTTTAATAAGGAGGCTGATGTAATTGGCAAATAATCAGATACAAGCATATGTGATAGGTGCATTAAATGAGAAATTAACTAGTATGTTAGAAATAGAAAAGAAGGCACTCCCAGAAGGTTTTAATGGACTTAGGTTTAAGCAAAATGTTCTAAGGGTTTTAAATACTGTTAACTTAGAAAATATGAAAGGGCAGGAGTTTAACCTTGCTAAATGTATAATGCGTGGAGCATATCTGGATTTAGATTTTGCTAACAATGAATGCTATGTAATTACCTACAAGGGCAAACCGGAATTTATGACAGATTACAAAGGCGAAACCAAGCTTGTTAGGAAGTTTAGTTCTAAAAAAATTAAAGATATTTATGCAAAGCTAGTTCGTTATGGTGATGAGTTTGAAGAAGGTGTTGACCATGGTAAGCCATATGTAAACTTTAAGCCAAAACCATTTAATAATGATGATATTACAGGAGTTTTTGCAGTTGTTTATTACGAAGATGGTGCAATGGAATACGAAACCATGTCTAAGGAAGAGGTTGAATATATTCGAGACAATTGGAGCAAAAAGGATAAGTATGGGAAGTTTTCTGCTGCATGGGTAAAGAGCTTTGGTGAAATGGCTAAAAAGACTGTTTTGAGAAGACTTTGCAAGCATATAAATATTGACTTTGATAACATTAAGCAGCTTGAAGCATGGGAAGAAGGTTCAGATATGGAATTTGAAAATGAAAAACCCAAAGAAGCTGCTACAGAAAAAAGTGATCTTGAAAAAGAATTAGAGGAGAATGAGGACATTGTTAAACAAACTGATTTTGTAGATACTCCATTTGAGGAGGTTAATGAATATGGTGATAACTAAAGAGAATTATTACAGCCTAGAAGCCGATTTAAGCACTATGTCAGTATCACAGTACAAATTATTTAAACAATGTGAATTAATGGCTATGGCAAAGCTAAAAGGGGAATATAAACAGAGTGAAAGTGATGCATTCCTATTAGGCAAATATATTCATTCATGGAGTGAAGGAACTTTAGATGATTTTAAAAAAGAAAATCCAAGCTTATATTCAACTCAAGGCAAAACTAAAGGGGAATTAAAATCAACTTTCAAAGTAGCTGAAACAATGGTTAAGTCATTAGAAGATGATTCAAATTGTATGAAATTTTTACAAGGTAAAAAAGAAGTGATTATTCAAGGTGAGCTATTTGGTATCAAGTGGCGTGGAATGGTGGATGTACTGAACTTAGAAAAAGGATTCTTTACAGATTTAAAAACAACTCAAGGGATCCATAAAAAATATGGTGGATTAACTTTCATTGAACATTATGGATACGTTGAACAAATGGCAATTTATAGAGAGTTAATTAAACAACAATTTGGCAAAGACTTAATTCCATACATTGTTGCAATAGAAAAGAATGATAATCCGCTTAAAGCAATAATTAAAGTAGATGAAAGGTACACCACACCAAAGCTTGAGGAAATTGAGTACAACATCGGGCGCATTATAAAAGTTAAAAGTGGAGAAGAAAATCCAATTGCGTGTGGTTTATGTGATTATTGCAGAGCTAATAATAAGGTAACTCAAATTTTAACAATAGAAGAATTGTAGGTGATTGAATGGCTAAAGTGTACTATTGGCTTAAATTAAATAAGGATTTTTTCAAAGGTAAAGAAATTAAGAAACTAAGGAAAATAGCTGGTGGAGATACTTACACAATAATATATTTGAAGCTTCAATTACTTAGTCTTAAGGATGAAGGAAAGCTGTATTTTGATGGAATAGAAGAAACATTTGCGGAAGAATTAGCCTTAGAACTAGATGAAGATTCAGACAATGTAAGTTTTGTATTAATGTATCTAAAAAAGTGCGGATTACTGAAAGAAATTTCAGATTCAGAGTTACTTTTGAATGAGGTTCCAACGTCAATAGGAAAAGAGACAGATAAGGCTCAACTAATGAGAAATAAACGCTTTAAGAATAAAAAATTAATAGAAAGTGGTAACAATGTTACCGAAGAGTTACCACCTGTTACTTTTTGTTACACAGAGATAGAGATAGAGAAAGAGATAGAGAAAGATATAGATATAAATAAAAAAACTAAAAAAAGAAAAATAACTTCGATTGATTCTTTAATTAACAACTATACCAGTAATGAAGAATTGAGAAATACTTTAGTTGATTTTATAAAAATGAGAAAGTCAATTAAAAAACCTATGACGGATAGAGCTTTACAGATAATGCTTAAGAAGCTAAAGGGCTTATCGGAAAATGAAGAAATACAAATTAAAATTTTAGAAAATAGCATAGAGCATTGTTGGCAAGGCATATTCGAACTTAAAGAAGACCATAAGAACCAGACAACTATATCTAACAATAAAAAACAATATGATGCATTTCAATTTGATGAATAGCTAAATAGAGGTGATTAGATGGATACAGAACAGTTACAAATACTACCGCAAAATATAAGAGCTGAACAAGAACTCTTATCAGGTATATTTTATAACCCTAAGATAATAGTACAAGCAGTAAATGAGTTGAAAACAAATGATTTTTATAGATCAAGCCATCAATTAATATTTAACGCAATGTGTGCATTATTTGCAGACGGGAAAGAAATAGGAATAACGCCCATTATAGAGGTTTTAGGAAAAGACAGTCTAGTATACGTCGGAGGGGTTTCATACCTCACAGAACTAATGACAGGTGGGTTTAAATTAAATGTAAAACAATACGTGGACATTATAAAAGATAAGTCCTTCAGAAGAAAGGCGATAAAATCATTAAATTCAGCTATGAATGCATTGTATGACGATAAAATTAAACCAGATGTTTCAATTAGTAAAATGTCAAATGAATTAAGCCAAACAGAAGACAAAAGCCAAATACTAAATGATACGCAGTTACTTAATGCCACAATATCAAAGATAGAAGAAAGATATGCTAATGGTGGAGATATTCCAGGCATGAAAACAGGATTTCATGACTTTGATAGAGCAACAAATGGAATGAATAAAGGAGACTTATTTGTAATCGGTGCTCGTCCATCAATGGGAAAAACAGTTACTGCTTTAAACATAGCTGACGGACTAGCGAAAAACGGTAATAATGTGCTTGTATTTGAAATGGAAATGGTAGAAACAGCATTGGGAAATAGGAGATTGGCTTTCAATTCAAATGTTGAAGCACAGAAATTAAAAACAGGAAAACTTAATGCAGAAGAGTTTGAAAGAATACTTATGGCAGCTAACAAATTATCTAAGAGAAATGGAATATTTACAGATTGCAGCAGCTACCAAAACACATTAACTATAAAAGCTAAGACTAAAGCAGTAAAACAAACTCATGGTTTAGATGTGGTAATTGTAGATCACTTAACGTTAATGGACATACCTAACACTGGAAATAGATCGTCAGATATTGGTGAAGTTACAAGACAATTAAAGATGATGGCTAAAGAATTAGAAGTAACAGTAATCGTATTATCACAATTATCTAGAAAAGTTGAAGAGAGGGCAGATAAGAGACCAACATTGGCGGATTTAAGAGAATCTGGGAATATTGAACAAGATGCAGACTTGATAATGTTCTTGTATCGTGATGAATATTACAACAAAGAAACAGAAGACAGAAATATTATTGAATGGATAATAGCGAAGCAAAGAGATGGAGCAGTTGGAACACTTAAATTCTATTACTTGGATAAGCTCCAAAAGATCGCAAATATAGATTGTTTAAGGTAAAGGAGAAATAAATGGTAGTAGTTGAAGGAACAATAAAAGGTAAAGGACGGCCTAGATTTTTTAATGGACATGCAACAACTCCTGGAGATACAGTGACTTATGAAAATTGGGTAAGAATTTGTTATCAGCAGCAGGATAGAAGGTATTTAGAAGGTTCTATAAAGGCAACAATTATAGCTTACTACAAAATACCTAAGAGTTATTCAAAGAAAAGGTTAGAAGCGATAAGGGCGGGGATAGAGCGTCCACAGAAGAAACCTGATATTGATAATGTAGCTAAGGTTATTTTGGATAGTTTAAATAAAATTGCCTATAAGGACGATAGCCAGATCACAGAATTGATTGTTAAGAAAGTATTTACTGAAGAATTAGAAAGAGTCGAATTTGAATTGGAGGTAATAAGATAATGGGTAAAACAAGTGAATTAGTGGATTTAAGTAAGAGAGTATTAAGTATAGATATTGATAGTCCTGTATTTAATGCAATGTTAACTGATTTAAATGAGGAAATACAAAGAGTTATAAAAAGTGTATATAATGGTGAATTTGCAAGTGGGGAAATATCTTTAAAATTGGATTTAAAAATAAGAGATGCTTATAAGGAAATACCTGCAACAGATGATTACGGGAATATAATAAATGATAAATATGAATATAAAAAACCTACTTTTGAACACAAGATAACATCAACTTTAAAGAAGCAATATAATTCAAAAGGTTGCTATGACGAGAATAAAGAAGTTGTATGGGATGATATAAATGGAAAATATGTAGTGCAACCACTAATAAATCCTCAAATGAATTTCATGGATATAAATAAGAACAGAGGGTAAGTGAGTTCTTGCAGGACTAGGAGTGTTAGCAGCAGGGATTACAATTGCTAATGTTAAGGTTACTGCAAATTAAGAGGGGATTATTCCCCTCAACATAATAAATTGAGGTGAGAATATTGGAAAAACCAATTTTATTTAATACAGATATGGTTAAGGCAATTCTTGAAGGAAGAAAAACAACCACGAGAAGAATTATAAAGAATGTTGGGAATAGAGAACTACTAGAACATGAAGGCGAATATTACAAATTTGGATATAGATCTAATGCAGTTGCTGGAACAATATACAGTGCTATTAATTGGTGCAAACCCAAGTTTGAAATTGGAGACATACTTTATGTTAGAGAAACATGGTTGGCGCATTCAAGAGGAGTTAATACACTAGCTTTTAAATATAAGGCAGATAGTGAGGTTAATGATTGTATATCTTTTACAAAAGAGAGATTTAATAAATTCTATAAATTTGCAGATCAAGAAAAGTGGCAGCCGTCATTATTTATGCCGAAAGAAGCAGCAAGGATATTTCTAAAAATAAAAAAGATTTATCCTGAAAGATTAAAAATGATTGAAGCAGGTGAATGTAAAAAGGAAGGAATAAAGCTAGATTTTGAAATTACTGACTCATTTACTGCAAGTGAATATATATCAGCTTTTGAAGATTTATGGAATAGCACTCTAAATAAATCTCAAGTCAAATATATGTGGCATGAAAATCCTTGGGTATGGGTAATTGAATTTGAAAGGGTGGGGAAATATGAAATTTAAAATCGAATTAGAAGAAAAAGTAGTTTACAGACATACTTTAACAGTTGAAGCTGACTCAGATGTTGAAGTAGAGTATGCGTTAGATGTTTTGGAAAGAGACGGTATGCATCCAGATGATATTGAGGGATATTTAAGCGATAACAATGTGAAAATACTTGAATTTGATAAGGACGAAAGTGGAGAAGTTGAGTTTGAAGGTACAGATCTAGAAGAAATTAATAAAAATGAGGAAAAGGAATAAGGTTATGAAAAAGTTATTTGTAGAATGCAATGATGGGAGTAAAACAACTTATACTATAAAAAACAACGTGGACCATATGCAATATGTAAATAGACATATAAATTACAGTTATGTGAAGTCTATTATATTGCAACAATATCCTAAGAAAGATAATGAACCAATAATATATAAGTAATGTTCAATCTGTAGAAAATGAGTACAAAAAATGCCCCAATAAAGGGGCGTATATGTATGTGATAATTAATATATGTGGGGTATTTATATTATACGTTAATATATCTTAAATAATACGTAATTAAAATATCATATTCCCACATTAAATGGATTGAAAATGGAGTACTGATCTGATTATGAAGACATCCTTAGCTTATGAGTATTTTATGAAATTATTCATGATAAGAATAATAAAAGCTCCTTAAATTTAAGGAGCTCAAAAGTGAATGGACAAAAGTATAAAGATCTACAAAAAGAGAGTAACTATAAGATAAAAAATAATAATCAAGAGGTTTCCTTTCATTATATGAAGGATAAGTACAAATAATTCTAACAACTATAATTATTTATATAAAAAGACTCCAATTAAGGAGTCAAAAATGGATTTCTATAAATAGTAATATTAATGGATTCTATAAACAATAACATAACTAATGTCAATTATATTATGTACAATTTTAAAATAAGTATTCAAATAATTTAATTCACAATGCTAAAATTAAACGCAAAATATGCCCTAATTAAAGGGCACATAATGGATTCTATAAATAATAATATAATCAACAACTAATTATATTATGTACAATTTTAAAACAAGTATTCAGATGATTTTATTAAGATTACAAAAAACTAAAGAAAGGATTTGATAATATGAGCAACCTAAATGAAGAAGCCAGTATAAGATTGTTAGGAAAATTAACTTTGTTATTACCAGTTTTAGAACAAAATTTGAGTTTGCAATTAGAGGTTAAAAAGACAATTGATGAAACTTTATATGATTATGAAGTTTCATCGAAATGTACTGATCTAGTGGCAAGCGATATAGAAGAAAAATCAGCTATATATTTAGCTTGTAAAAAGTTAGAAGGTTTAAGCCAAAAGACATTAGATAATTATAGATTATTTCTAAATAAATTAGAGCGATTTTTTACAAAACCATGTTCTACTATATCTACTATGGATTTGAGAATGTTCTTGGCCTTTATGGGAAAAGAAAAACAAGCTACCACAGTTAACGGATATATAACAATGCTTAAAGGCTTTTTCGGATGGTTGCAAGCAGAAGAATATATAATTAAAAATCCTGCATTTAAATTGAAACAAACTAAAGTACCACGTGTGATATTACAACCTTATCAACCAGAAAATTTGGAGAGGTTAAGAGAAGCGTGTATAACTGAAAGAGAAAAAGCTCTATTTGAACTTTTAGACAGTACTGCGTGCAGAATATCGGAACTAGATAATATCAAATTAAAAGATATAAATTGGCAGGAGAGAAGTATAAAAGTATTTGGAAAAGGAAGTAAGGAGAGAATAGTTTTCTTTTCTACAAGAGCTAAGTTACACATGCAGGGCTATTTAAAATCAAGAGAAGGAGAATCAGAATACTTATTTATATCAGAGAGAGGTTCACATAATCATATAAAAGTAAGAGCATTACAATTAATAATAGCAAAGATAAAGGATAGAGCTGGAGTAGGTGAAAGGGTACATTGCCATAAATTTAGACGTACCCAAGCAACTAGGTTATTAAATTCAGGAATGAGAATTGAAGGTGTGCAGGGCATTCTTGGACATACTACCCCAAGTACAACTCAAATATATGCGCAACTATCTCAAGAAAACCTTAAAAATGAATATAGAAGATTGGTTGTGTAACTAATAATATGGTAAATAACACTATAATTATAAAGCTTCATTATCATATGAAAATCAAGTGAAAAAGAAGGTGAGATAATTTGAAAAAAATAATTGTGTTAGAAGGGCAAATTGATTTATTTAATATGCCAATTCAAGAACCTATTATCAAGCCTAAAGAAAAAGTTATAGTTGATAAACAAGAGACGAAGGAAGATCACTTCCAGAAGATAATAAACCTTTATAAAGAGAGCTGTAATAGAATCATAAAAACTGTTTCAGGAGCATTACTTGTTGAATTAGAAGATAAGACAAAGTATTTTGATGGACAAGGTGTGCATGAATTTGATTTAGGCGCAAATGTTGGTTTAATGCCAGCTGATGAAATACTATTCGTCAATAAAGATAAAGAACTCAATGATCTACAGCTTAAAAAATTAAATGATATGAAGGTGACACAATACATTAAACGTAAAGGTGATTCCAACATCATAATACCTGGAGAAAAAACGGTTGTTATAAATTATAAAGGATGGGTCATTGAATATGAACAAAAGCCTAAATATCACGAAAATGAGCTTTTTGTTACAGAAATGACTAAAGAAATCACAGATTTGGCTGATAAAGTTACAAAAAAGCATACAAACATCACAGAATTTGAAATTGATGATCTTGTTGAAATTGAATACAAAGGAATCAAAGGAACGGGTAAGGTAGTAAGAGTTTATAACAATGGTGAAACAATAAATGTAGATTGGGAAGGTAAAAGAACAGCATTTTATTATAAATGTGTAAAGAAAATAGCATAGGAGGGCTGCTAATGAGATATAAGTTTACAGAAAAAGAAATAAAAGAATTATTGGATAAAATGGTTGTATTAGTAGATACAAGAGAGCAAGCAAATCAGCATGTAATTCAATGGTTAAATAAGAGGAAAAAGCCTTTTAAGACACAAAAACTTGACTATGGAGATTATTCATGTATGTTACCAATAGGAAGCTTTAAGGGACAAACAAGGGATATTTATTTCACTGATGAAATAGTGATTGAAAGAAAGTTTTGTATTGATGAGTTGGCAATGAATTTAAAAGATAATAAGACTAATATCAATGAGATAAAAAAAGAAATAATCGAGTTGCTTGGAGAAAAGTATCTGGAAAAGGTTCTTAAGACTGATTATAACAGGCTAAAATACGAATTTGCCACCCTGAATAAATACAATATAAAGTTCTTCATTTTTTTAGAGGATAAAAATTTTGATATAAATATAAGAGATTCATCTAGTTATAGATCACAATATGAGCCAGATAGATTATACAAAAGGCTTAAAGGCCTACAAAGTGAGTTTAATACTCAAATAAGGCCAATAGATAAGGAATTTATAGGATGCGAAATATATAACACTCTGAGATATGAAGTGAGAAATGTATTAGTTCATAAAGGATTTATAGAAGATACAGATTTGTTTTTGGAAGAATCAGCGCTATAAAAGAAACATAGTTTGAAGGTTAGGTGAGTAAATGGATAACACAGTATATAGGATACGGAAATATAAAGAGCTTAAAGCAGACATACAAGAGATTGATATAAAAGTCCAAGAACTTGAGGAAGAAATATTAGGAGTAAGTGGACAAGGTACAGAGGAAAGAACAGGAAAGACCTACAAGATAACTTCTAGTGTTGAGCAACAAGCGGAAGCGTTAATGGAAAAGAAAGAAGAATTATATAGACAACAGGCAGTTAAAAAGAGAGAATTAAGGCGAATTGACAATGCACTTACAATGCTGACTGATGAAGAAAAGGAAATAATCCAGATTGTGCTAATAGAACGCAAGAAATACTGGAGAGTTGAACAAAAATTAAATTTAAGTTACTCCAGGATCAAGCAAATGGAATATGAGGCAATAAGGAAAATGAAGAAATATATACCCTAAAATTTATTGATTATAGAAAAACAGTAGAAAAACAGAAGGAAAACAGTAGAAAGTCTGTAAAAAATACTGGAAAAGTGAGATATAATAATATTGTCAAGAATTTCATTAAAGCCCTTTTAGAAGGCATTCATTAAGTTGGGTGCCTTTTTTGCGTGGTAAATAATGTGATCTTAGATTCAACGAAAGGAGATTTAGAACATGGCTAAAAGAAAGAAAGTTAAATTGAATGTTAGATTTAAAGAAGGAAAAATAATATGCGCTAAGTCTCCGGATGAATGCAAAGATTGCGAAAAAGAATGTGAGAAGATGGACTTTTATTATTATCCATTCAATAATAGAGACCTAATGGAATGCTTTAAAAATAATGAAAAAAGAAGATGAAAGTTTGCAGGAATGAACTAAAAGATTTGCTCAATATTAATCTTAATGCTCTAAAGCAAATTGAAAGGCGCAATACATTAGAAAAAAGGTTATTGGAAAGAGGTTATATATTGCTGGATAAATCCATTGAGAATAAAAAGACAATATACGAGTTGGGAATAAGCAGAGATAAGCAGATAATTAATAAGCTCTATAATATTAGCAAAACTGATTGCTTTATTAATTATTTCAATATAAGAACAGCCGAAGAACCCGACACAATAGACGATATAGCCAGCAAGGTAAAGATAAATAAAAACACTGTTATTAAGTGGGATAATACGCTCCAGGATAAAAAGATAATTTCAAAGGATGGTTATTATTACTTTAAATTGGATAAAGCGCTAGGAGAACTGGCTCAAGTAACGATTGAAGAATACAAATCATTTTGGAAGAATAAAGCGTATGTGAATGCATTTAAGAAACTCCAAGATAAATATACACGGAGTGAAATAACTCTTGCTGAATTGCAGCTAGCTAAAGGAGAACTGGACGTAATAATTAAAACCATAGAGAATAAGTATTATTACAAGGTTAAGAAGTATAAAGTTAACAAAGATAATAAACTTTATATTGACACGATGAATTTAATCAGGGGGTACGATGAGTAGTACATATATATTAATATATATATCCTAGTGACCGTACCCCTTGAGTGAGTAAATAATAGTGTCTATTTAAATGCGGTTATTAGACCATATAAGAGGATTTGATTTTAAATGAATAAGTAATCAAGTAAGCTAATTAAGTTTAAATATGAAAGCGTGAGGTGCATATAATTATGTAATATTAGCATGTAATTTGTATAAATAAAACTGTAAATATGTAAGTAGATAAAACGAGGTGATATTTATGATAATAGCGGAGAAACATATACAAGCAATCAATCTAATGTTGATGGGGAACCTTACAAATGCTAACATTGCTAAAACAGTAGGAGTATCAGAAAAGACTATCTATAATTGGTTGGATAATAAGGATTTCAAGGCTGAGCTTCAGAAACGTACAGATGAATTAAATTCTCAGCAAACAGAGGAGAGCAGGAGGCAAATACTAGGGTTAATGCCCTTAGCTATTAGTAATCTGGCTGAGATAATGAGCGATAAGAGCAATCCTAAGTTCTTTGAAACTAATAAATACATTATCGATAGGAATCTAGGCAACACAACCACTAAGATAGAGACTAGCACTAATGATAATGAAAAGAATACCGATGTGGATATAGATCAGTTAGTTAATGAGATTAAAAGTGATAACAATGTGATAGATATTTCCCAAGCTAAATAATTACGAAAGGCTGAAATATTCAAAGTTATTTCGCAAAGTCATCATTTAGCGAAATAATTGCATAAACTGGAATTTTAAAGAATGGCTTGCCTACTGACACAGAATAGATTTCGCGTTTTATGAATAAAGAAATGCATAAAATCAGTGAATAATCAGTGCATAAGGCAGGGAATATACATGTTTTATTGAATAAAAATTAATTATTATTTCCCGATATTTATAGCGTGATTATATTGATATTATAGCATAAACCTATGGAAGGGGGTACCTTCTAAAATGAAAAATCAAAAAATACGGTCGGCAAGCTCCATAAAATTTTGCTATAATTTTTAAACTTGAACCTTAAAATAAAGCAAAGGGGTTGATTAAGTGATAAAGCAAGGCAAAAATACAATATATTGTGATGAATGTAATGCTGAAATTAAACAAACTAAGAATTTAATCGAAACTAAACATTTAAATAATGGAATACAAATTAGATTCTTTAGATGTAAGGCCTGTGGAACTAAATACTTGGTTGATGTTACAGATCGTGAGCTTAGAGAAAAAGTAATCAAGTTAAATAAATGGTCAGAGCAGCACAAGAAAGCTTTAGATATTGTAATTGATGGAATGAGTAAAGAAGAATTAAAGAAACTTGCAATATTAGTTGATGAAACTGCTTTTAATATGGATAAACTGCAAGAAGAAATAAAAGTTACTAAAGCTGAATTAAAAGAAAAATATGGTGGTGAATTGTAATTTTTAGAAGGAATATAGCAACTTTTATATAATTATATTATGTGAAAGGTGGGAGATTATGGCTGAAATAAATGTAATGGAAGATATGAGTAATTGCTATAAAGATTATTCAGATTATTGTAATAAATTAGAAGTAGAAAAAATTACTGAATGTCCTATATGTAATTTGAGAATATCACCAAACATGTTAGGTGAAATAAATGCTGGGCATTTATATGTGCTGCTTCAATGTCCGGATTGCAAAGAACTTTTTATTGCAAAATATAGAAAAGATTATAATCGTAGTTATTATGCAGGATATAAAGGTGAATTTATTTCAATATTTCCTAAGAAATCAAAAACAATTGAGATATATCAAAAAATATCTGAAATATCAAATATGTTTCTTATTATTTATAATCAATCATTATCTGCAGAAGATAATAACTTAGATCAAATAGCAGGGATTGGATATAGGAAGGCTCTTGAATTTTTGATTAAAGATTATTTAAAATATAGAAAGCCTAATGAAAAAGAGGAAATAGAAAAAAATTTGTTGGGAAAATGCATTGAAATGATTGACAATGTTAATATTAAAAAAATGGCTAAAGGAGCCACTTGGTTAGGAAATGATGAAACACATTACGTTAAAAAGTGGGAAAACAAAGATATAACTGATTTAAAAAATTTAATTGATTTAACTTTAGCATGGATAGGGTTAGAACTCAAGACAGAGGAATATGCGAATGATATGAATTTATAGAACTCTAGAAATAGGGTTCTTTTATTATGCCCAAAAGGAGGAATAACATGATATACTTTGACAACTTAAAATTTGATACAGAGCTTAAATATGAGGTATATCTGTTAAATAAGTACCTCGGCAAACATTATGACAAAGAGATTTCAGATAAGCTACTTAGAGCGAATAGTAGGGATTTGAATAAACTTGCTAAAGCATTAGGTGAAAAAGATATTGAGTTTTTCTGCCTGTACTTTATGAGCGATATATTTGTACCTAAAGGGTTAAATGACGATGAAAGCGTTCCTTTAGATCATAAGCCTAATGCAGCTAGAACATTATCTAAAGGTCACTATGAATTATGGGATATTGCAAATGAAATATTTGTAGAGGATAAAAGAGATAAGGCTGCAATAATTGAGCCTAGAGGATATGCAAAGACAACTATATTCGATGAAGCTGTTAGCGTATATCTGCACTGTTATAAAAAATCATTATTTACTTTATTAGGTGCAAAAACTGATACTGACGCAACACAGTTCCTTGATTCCATTAAGAAAGTGTTTAATGAAAACCAAAAAATCATTAAATGCTTTGGTAAATTAATTGATATTAAATCCTTAAAGTCAAATGGAGAAAGATATACAGTTAATGCAAACGAGGTTGAGTTCACTAATGGAACTTACATCAGGACTGTTGGTTCAGGAACATCTGTAAGAGGTGCGAACTGGGGAGGAATTAGACCGACTGTATTTATTGGTGATGACTTCCAGGATGAAAAGAACATTTTAACTGATGCTGCTAGGGAAAAGCAGTATAATAAATGGACTAAGGAAGTTGAAGAAGTTGGAGATAAAGCAGTATATAGAAATGGTAAGAAGATTAAAGCGGCTACTAAAATAATTGCTATTGGAACAGTATTGCATATTGATTGTCTTATGAGTAGATTAAGCCGAAATGGAGATTATTATACCATCTTAAGACGTGCAATAATACTTCAAGATGGGCAAACTATTGAAGATATTTTTGAATATGGAGAAACCATTGGAGATGAATACAAACCCGGTTTATGGTTGCAATGCCACGATATTTATTTTGATGAAAAATTAAATAAAGATGAAAGAAAAGAGAAAGCAAAGCAATTCTACGATGACCATAAAAAGGAAATGCAATTTGAAACCTGGTGGCCTGAGAAATGGAATTGCTTTAATGATTTAGCGGTAAAGTATTGGGAAAATAGAGCTGCATTTATGTCTGAGCTCATGAACGATGCTACAGCTATAGGCGAAAAGTGGTTTAAATCTGTTGCTACTAGAACTAGTGAGGAGATAGAAAACCACAAATTTATCAAAACAGTTTTAGTTATAGATCCAGCAGCAAGCACAAGTAAGAAAAATGACTATACCGCTATGGGTGTAATGAGTAAAGCGACAAATGACTTTACTTATGTTCGGGATTTGCTAATGAAAAGACTTGGATATAATGACTATTGCGAAAAGGTCATTGATTTTATTAGAAGACATGAAGATATTACTCATGTTGTTATTGAGAAAAATACATTCATGGGTGCTGATGTTCTTAAAATACAAGAATTGATCGATAAAGAACCTAAATTAAAGAGTAGACGCCTTGAATTTATTAATAAAATGCAGAAAACAAACAAGGATGAAAAGATAAGCACTGTTATGGATCCAATAAATAATGGACAGATAATTATAAATTCTGATTGTGAAGATAGCTCTGCAGCAGTAAAACAGGTACTTGAATTCCAAGGGCAAAAATACACTACGCATGATGATTTTATAGATATGATTTCAGAGGGCGAAAATGCTTTGAAAGAAATAAAAGTTATTCCAATAGCAACATTTATAAGTAGAAGAAAGCTAGGAATCTAAGAAAGGAGTTGAGACTTTGGATATAGATATACAATTACTTGAAAAAGTTTATAGCTACTATAAAGCTAAAAAACCACTTTATGATAATATGTATAGTTATTATAAAGGTGATTCGGATGCAATGAAAAATTATAAAATGGTCACTGAAAGAAGTAATAATAAAACTCCTGTAAATTTCCTAAAAAAATTCATTAAGGAAGAAGTAAGTTATTCAGTTGGAAATGATGTAACCTATATTTCTAAATCAGGAAATGCAGATATAGTCAATGATATAGATTACTATTTAGAACACTGGAGTGAACAACATGATAGTGATCTTATGAAAAGAATGCTTACTTATGGATTTGCATATGAATTATACTATACTGATGATGAAGCACAATTTAGCTCTAAAATAATAACTCCAAGAGAAGGGTATGCTCACGTAGATGATTTCGGGAACATACTTTTTTTTATGCGCATATATCATAAAAGATTCGATTCAAATGTTTATATTGACGTTTATGATGATTCTTCGGTGTATCACTATAAAAATGGCTTTACTGATGATGAAGGTGAATCTCATGGATTCGGTAAAGTGCCTGTATCAATAGCACAGGTCAGTATTGAAAAAGAAGATGACACAATCTATAAAGATATTAAAGGGTTGCAAGATGCGTATGAGACTAACCTTTCAGATATAAGCAATGAAATAAGTGATTTTAGGAATGCATATTTAAGTCTTTTTGGATTTCAGATAGAGGATGAAGATGTAGATGAAATGAAGGAGAAAGGAATTATACAGGTCCCTTCGGATAAAGGAAGAGCTGAATGGTTAATAAAGAATATAAATGATAGTTTTATTCAAAATACTCTTTCTACTCAAGAAGATAAGATGTACCAGCTGACGTCGCATATAAATCATAATGAGAAAATGCAAAGTAATCTTTCGGGAGTTGCTTTAAGATCTAGATTGATTTCTTTAGAAGAAAAGTGCAAATTAAATCAAAGAGCTTTAGCTGATTGCATTAAAAGTAGATTAAAATTTCTCTTTATATACTTAAATCTAACCCAAAACAAAACTTATGATTATAGAGATATTAAAATTAAGTTTACACCTAATATTCCGCAAGATGATACCAGCACTGCTGATATAATTCAAAAACTTGGAGACAAGCTATCTACTGAAACTGGTTTAGCTCAATTATCATTTATAGAAAATCCTCAAAATGAAATCGAAAAGATAAAGAAAGAATCTGAATTAAATAAGACAAAAATTAATTTAGATGAAGCTGCAGGTGAATAGTATGGATCACTATAGTAAAGATGATGAAGCTAATTTCATTGAAGGTCTTTATGATAATGCAAATGATCAACTAAAGGAAGTTTATAAGGAGCAGCAACAAAATAGAGATAACTTATTAAAAGAAATAGCAAATGTAATGCTTACTTATACAGTAGCTGACACGGTGATGAATCTTAGCAAGGATGAACAGGATAAACTAAGTAGTAAGTTTCTAAATTTGATCACTGGATATGCAAAAGTCCAAGGTACTATTACAAATAAGACAACAACGGATATTCTGAATAATACAGTTAGTAACACTTATAAATTTTATAGTTATAATGCTAATCATAAAGATGTTAAAGAGATTATTGATAACAATTATAAGGGGAAACACTTTTCTAGTAGAGTTTGGGATAATGAACAGGCTGTAGCAGAGTTACTTCACAGCCAAACTCAAGATTTTTTAAAAGGTAAGGTTAATGTGAATCAAATTAAGAAGTTAATTCATGATACTTACGATAATAATGCTTATGAAGTTAGAAGACTGGTTGAAACAGAAGTAAATAGATGCGAAGATGAAGCATTTAGAAAGTTCTGTAAGGAAACTGGAGTTAAAAAGGTCATTCGTAATGAGGTACTTGATGCTAAAACTTGTACTAGATGTGCTGCATTAGATGGAAAACCATTCGATTTAGATAAAGCTCCTGGAGTTGTACATCCATTATGCAGGGGATTTAACACTATTGCTAATGATGAAAAGAAAGATAATATGAGTGGAGTTACCAATAGCACAATATGGCCAGCCAAGGGAGCTAAAATATCAAAAGAAGAATTAAAAGATTTGAAGAATTATGCAAAGGATAAAGGAATAGCATTATCAGAGTTCAAAAACTTCGATGGAGACATTGATCTTGTTAAACAAGCTATTGATGATATGTCTGAGATCGTTAGTAAATATCCTAAGATATCCAACGGAAGTAATAAGCTTACACTAAGACCTAATTATTATATGGAAGATGAAGATTTTGCACAAGCTAGAGGTCATATCCTTGATATAAACGGAAAAGCATTTAGGAATAAAGAGTTATTGGAAAATGAGTATTCAAAATTATCTGAGGATGGATGGTTCACACCAAATACGTCATATAGAGCTATTGTAAAACATGAAATGGGTCATGTGGTACACGATACTTATAACATTAATACGATTTCCATTGGAAAAGATATTCTAGGAATTAAAGATAATAAGGAATTATTTGAATTATTAGAAAGCAAATTGTCAAGATATTCAAGTGATTTTTCTGATGGTTCTGAAATTTTATCTGAAGTATTTGCAGAATTCTATGATTCAAGAAAACCAAGAGAATTTTCATTGAAATTTATGGAAAAACTTGATAAACTAAAATAAAGGAGTGATTCATATGAGAGCACCAGGTGATTTGTTTATATGGAAAGAGAATAATGAATGGTGGGATATTGATGAAGAAACACATCAATTTGTATTAACTGATAAAGCACCGGAAGAAGCTAAAAAAAGCTTTGAGAAATATTTAAAACACCTAGAAAAGAGAAAGAAATTAAAAGAAGGCTAAAAGCACTTACTTAAGTTAATAGGTAGGTGCTTTTATTATGCCTAAAATCAATGAGGAATATATTATGAAAATTGGAGAAAATGAATTCAAAAAAATTATTATAACCAAGGATGATGAAGTGATTGCGGTAATAAGTGATAAGGAACTAATTGAGCATGATGGATATAAAGTGATTTTGGATAATAAGGAAGTGAAATAAATGCATCATTACATTACAAAATATGCAGAGAATGGGACTTGGTATGCTGAAGCATGGTTTCAAATTAATTTATTTGGATTGTGTTTTTGCTTTTTAAAGAGAAAAATTAAAATTTAGAAAGGCAAGGTGATCCAATATCTCGCAAAGCCAGCGTTAAAGGCTTATTTCTATTTTAGGAGGAATGTATAAATGGAATTCCCTTACATTAAAGTTAATCAAGGTTGTGTCGAGCTTAATGGTAAAAGAGTAGATACAATTCTTGATATGAATGTACATTATAAACCAGAAAAGCAAGGTATTGCAGAAGTCACAATGAAGATTGATACGAAAGTAGACTTAGAAGGAACAGTGGAAATAAAAAAAGAAAATAGTATAGGAGGGATCAAGAATATGAAAGAATTAAGTACAATCCAAAAGAGAGAAAAGTTAAATCAAGTTTTTGCAGCTGATGAAATAGGCCCAGGAGGTGCGCATCATGAATACCATATAGTTATTAATAATGGTAACGAAAAAGATGTTGCTAATGATGTAGTAGTCATTCAATTACAAAAAGGCTCTAGGAAAGAAAAAGATTCAATACATGGTGTAATTGACACTGATCTGTTGGAAATAGTAAGAGATAGATTAAAAGCATTTCAAGCAGGACCGTTTTCATCAAGAGAGAATGCATGTGCCTTAACTCATATTGAAGAAGCTCTTATGTGGATGAATAGAAGAGTTGAAGATAGAATTGAAAGAAATGTATTGGGGAGGAATGAAAAATAATGAATAAGTATATTGGAACAAAATTAATAGAAGCTAAGGAAATGAATTTAGGAGATTATAATAGATTCAAAGGTTGGACGATTCCAGAAAATGAAAATCCCCAAACAGAAGGATATATGATTAAGTATTCAGATGATTATATTTCATGGTCGCCTAAGGATGTATTTGAAAAGTCATATTTGAAGGTTGATGATAATCCCAACTTACCTAGCGGTGTTTCAGTAGGGGCACAAATGGTTGATAGCTTTATTGTTGATTATGAAGTGTTTACTAAGAAAGATAAAATCACTATTGTTGTTGCAACATTAGTAAATGGATTTACAATTGTTGAAAGTTCAGCATGTGTTGATCCTAAAAATTATAATGAGGAAATAGGAGCTGAGATATGTAAGGAAAGAATTAAAAATCAAGTATGGAATCACTTGGGGTTCTTATTGCAAACAGCATACAAAGGTATTAAATAAGTCTTAAGAGTTTAAGGCTTTTTATTTTGCCCTCAGCATGGTGTGAAAAGGCTAGAAATAAATAATGAGTTAACTATACAGGGTTAGTAATAAAACTGGATAGGGAAGGAGTTTAACAATGAAAAAGAATGAAATAAATGAATTATTAAAGGACCTAGCAGAGGATGCAGATATAGATGATGTTGTAAAAGGAAATGGTGCATTAGCTAAATTATTTGAGAAGGGTTTAACTATAGATGATGTTAAAAACTTTTTGGATAGTAGTGAAGATGGCAAGAAATATTTACAATCTTATGGAGATACAAGAGTTACAGATGGAATAAAAAACTGGCAGAAAAATAACTTGCAAAAGGTTATTGATGATGAAATTTTAAAAAGATATCCAAAGAAAGATGAAAAAGAACTAGCATTGGAAAACTTAAAGAAAGAGCTTGATAATATGAAAGCTGAAAGTGCAAGAAAAGATCTTAAGAACAGAGCTATACAAATAGCAAATGAAAAGAAAATACCATTAAACCTTGTAGATTATTTCTTAGGTGAGGATGAGGAATCAACAGTTAAAAACTTTGAGACATTCAATCAGGTTTACAATCAAAGTTTAACTCAAGCAATAGAAGAAAAATTAAAATCTGGGTACAAGCCACCAAATGAAAGCCCAGAAATAGTAGACGAATCGAAAATGAGTGATGCTGAGTGGTTTGCAGCACATCAAGAAAAATAATAAAAATTAAGGAGTGAATTTAATTATGGCAAATACTTTTTTAACATCTCAACAAATAGCGAGGGAAGCATTATTAAGACTTCAATCTAATTTTGTAATGGCAGGATTAGTTCATACAGACTATTCTAGCGAATTTAAGCAACAAGGAGATACTATTCAGGTAAGAAAACCAGCAACATTTATAGCTGATGAGTTTGGAGGTACTATTAATCTTCAAGATGTTGGTGAATCAAATGTTCTTGTTAAATTAGACAAGATTGCTGACGTATCAGTTGAAGTATCTTCAAAAGAATTATCACTTAATATTGAAAACTTCGGAACTCAAATTTTAGATGGTGCAACTTTAGCTATAGCAGAAAAGGTTGACCAAGATTTATGCGGTTTATATGCAGATATTCCATATTACAGTGGTATAGGTGGAACAACTCCAAGTGCACTTAAAGATATATCTAATGCAATGCTAGTATTAAATAAGAATAGAGTACCTACTCAAAATAGATGTGCTGTATGGGATCCTTATGCTCAAGCAAATTTGGTTACAATTGATGCAATAGCTAGAGTAGATGCATCGGGAACTAATGCCGCGTTAAGAGAAGCTTCAATGGGTAGAATTATGGGATTTGATAATTATATGGACCAAAACATTAAAACTCATGTAGCAGGTGCTTATAGTGCATTAACTGATGTTAAAGGTGCTGGAACAGCTGGACAATTAACTGTAACATTAACAAGTGCTGCAGGAAGTTCTACTGCTCAATTAAAGAAAGGTGATATATTTACAGTAAATGGACAACAATTTGTTGCTACTTCAGATACTCCAAATGCTGTATCAGGTGTATTAACTGTAAATGTATATCCAGCGGTTAAAGATACATTTACAGCTCAAGCAGTAACATTTGCTAAATCACACGTTGCATCATTAGCATTCCATAAGAATGCATTATGTTTAGCTACAAGACCAATGGAACCACCAATGGGTGGAGCTGATAGCTATGTTGCTACTGCACCTAATGGTTTAAGCTTAAGAGTAACAATGGGATATAACATGGACACTAAAAAGAATATCATTTCTGTTGATATGCTTTATGGTGTTAAGAGTATCTATCCTGAACTAGCTTCAAGAGTACTTGGCTAGAGATTAAAAATTAGAGAATGGAGTGATCATATTGAAGTGTAAACATTGTGGCTATGAAATTCATAACCCTGAAATATTCAATATACATGAGTCAAATTGTATAGATGAACAAATACAGAATGGATTAATAGCTGATCCAAGCTTAGAAGATAACGGACAGGGGGAAAATAATGATGGGGAAGTTGACTATAGCAGTATGACTGTAGATCAACTTAAGGCTATATGTAAGGAAAAGAACCTAGAGGGATATAGCAATTTAAATAAGGATGATTTAATTACATTTATAAAAGAAAACATAAAGGGGTAGATATCTACCCTCATTTATTTTAGGAGGGATAGTATGGACCTTAGTATAGATCAAAAGAAAGCAATATTTGCTATAAAGAAATATTTGAATGTTGTAGATAATCCTAAGTTTACTGATGATTATATTCTAACTAACTATGACTTAGCTATAGATGAATTGATTGAGAATGCCAGTAAGATAAAATCAGTTAAAATTATTGGTGTTTCTTCAATGTCAGAAAGTAATCAGTCCATGAGTTTCCAAAACGGAGTTGAAGCATGGGCTATTACTCCAGGAATTGAAGCTTTACTTCCAACGCCTTATGCGAAACTAATGGGGTGATTTTATGGTTCTATTCCCTAATTCAGATATAACAATTTACAATAAATATTTTGATAAAAGTTCTGGCTTAGATAAATATCAAAGAACTGTTATAGAAGGAGTAAATTGGAGTTCTAAAACCAAGTTAGTTATAGGTAAAACTGTCGGAGATAAAGGAGCTACTGTAACTGATGTAACACTAATAATAATTGATAAATTAGATAATTATATTCAACCAAAACAATTCAAAAATTTATCTGATGCTGATAGGATTAATTATTTTACTTTTGGCCTTGGAGATAAAATCGTAAAAGGAAATATTAATTTCGAGGTTACTAAGATAGCAGATCTTGATAAAAATTATGATGATGTAGTTACAGTTACAGCGGCAAAACCATTATCTAGACACTGGGAGGTGGAAGCTGAGTAATGGGATTTAAAATTGAAATAAATACGCAGGAAATTCTAAGAAAAAGAGGACTTAATAAAGATGGTTCATCACAGATTTTATTTACTAAGGAATGTGCTAAAGCCATGAATAATTATGTCCCTTTTCTTACTGGTAGATTAAAGGATATGAGTGTTGAGTTAGGAGTTGATTTTGTTGCCTATAATGCTCCATATGCAGCTAAACAATACTATACTAACGAAGGTAACGGAACGCAAGGAGAAAGCGCTGGTGGATTAAGAGGAAAGCTGTGGGATAAAAGAATGTGGCAACAACAAGGTAATCAAATATTAAAAAATGTAGCAAATTCTGTAGGAGGGCATGCTGAATGATAATTGATAGTATAAGAAAATTCATTCTAACATGTCCTTTTCTTAATGAATCAAGCGATGGAGGAATTAGATTAAATGTAAATTATCTAGGCGAGGATTCTACAGTTTATTCTATAGAGGAGATTCCATGTGATCCGGTCCTTAATACCTATATAAATGGAGATTCTGAAAGACAGTTTCAATTTATATTTTGTAGCAGAGAGCCCTATGGTTCTGATATTATGCAAAATCTAGCTAACTCAGATTTTTATGAGGACTTTGCAAATTGGATTGAAGAGCAAAACTCGCTTGGGAACTATCCAACTCTTGAAGGAAAGTGTAGAAGTGAAGAAATAAAGGTTACAAGTCCTGGTTACGCATTTCAAGTAGCTACGGATAAGGCTAGATATCAAATTGAATTAAGGCTTAAATACTTAAAAAAGAGAAAATAAATTTATGAAAGAAGGATGATGAATAAATGAAGAAAATAGTAAGAAGTGATATAGCTGATTATTTATTAATTAAATCTTCAGAGAAATTTGCATTTATGGGTACTGGTTTCAATACTCTTAATGAAGATGTTGGAGCTCAAGTTGAGAGTAAAACTTATATACCTGACAAAAATGAATCAACTACAATTAAAGGGTATAAAACAAAATTTGCATATGATTTAGATTTAATGTATAACGATGCAGATGATGAAGAAGCAGCAGAAATCGAAGCTGTTGAAGAATTATATTTTATAGGAAGAAATCACGCAGTTGGAGCTGATGCAGAAAGAGAATATGTAAGAGTAGAGTTATTCCTGCCTGCGCTACCAGGTTCAACTAGATACTTTAAAGCTAGAAAATTTAAGGTTGCTGTTGAGGTTACAAACAGCCAAGGTGCTGGTGGAGAAACAATGACTGGATCAGGAAATTTAAACTGTGTTGGTGATCCTGTCTTCGGATATTTCGATATTCAAGAAAAAGAATTCCATGAAGGGGAGTATTTAGAAACTCTTGGAACATTAACAGTTACATCAGCTGCAGGTTCAGCTACCGGAACAACTAAAATTACAATAACTGAACCACTAACAAGCGGTAATTTCTATATGTATAAGACAGCAAGTACAGTAACGGCGCCAGCGTTAAATGATGATTGTTCAGGATATCAAGTATGGAATGGAAGCGCGGATATAACCGCAGTTACAGGTAATAGAATTTGCATAGTTGAAGTTGATTCAAGTCTAAAAGCTAAAAAAGCAGGTATTGCTACAGTAACAGCTAAAGCATAGTAAGAAAGGGGCAATGATATGAGTATTTTACTAGAAAAATTGCCCGAATATGTTTTAATAGATGGAGCGGAAGTTAAAATAAATACTGACTTCCGTTTTTCTATTAAGTTTGAGCAATTATTTAATGACAAATCATTAGATGATCAAGAAATATTTACTAGAGCATTAGAGATTTATTACCCTAACATTCCATTAAATATAAATCAAGCGATAGAAAAACTGATTTGGTTTTATAGGTGTGGTAAAGAAGAAAGCAAAAAGAAAAAAGCAAATTCTAATAAAGAAGATATTTATAATTTTGACTATGATGGAGATAAAATTTATAGTGCATTTTTAGACCAATATGGAGTAGATCTACAAGAAACAAATCTTCATTGGTGGAAATTTAAAGCTATGTTTAATTCCTTAAAAGAAGATAATGAGATATCGAAAATAATGTCTATACGAGCTATAGATTTAAATAAAACTCAAGATAAAAATATGAAAGATCACTATACAAAATTAAAAAAAATATATGCAATTCCACGTCCTGAAAGTGAAGTTAAACACAATAAACAGTTGGCTTCAATTCTTAAAAGGGGTGGAGATTTATCAGAACTACAAGAGTAACTTAGGTTGCTCTTTTTTAGTTGGAAGGAGGTGTTACTTGTATGGCAAATGACGGAAAGATAATTATTGATACTAAGCTTGATACCAGTGGATTTGAAAAGGATGTTGATACTGCCAGTAAAAAGGTTGCTGATGGACTTGGAAAAGGCGTTGATAAGGCAATGAAGCAAGCCGAAAGTTCTATTAATAACGTTGGTAAAGCAGCCAAGAATATTGATTTTAGCAAAATTCCTAAGCAGTTAGAGAATGTTTCTAAAAGTATAGAAAAAACTAGCACTCAATTAGATAAGCAGAAAGAAAAACTAGAAAATTTAAAGAAAGCTTATGAGAATGCTACAAATGTAAAAGATCAAAATAAAATAGCTAGTCAGATGGAAAAAGCTGAAGCTAGTATTACTAAGTTGGAAACTAAACTAAATAGCTTAAATAATAAAAAGATAAGCTTAGATTCTGCTAAGGATGCCATTAACGGTTTGGATGGCAATTTTTCTAGTGCCAGTATGTCTGCAACTAAATCTATTGACAATATAAAGAAAAAGGTAGAAGAAGCGGAAAAGAGCTTTAAGAACTTTTCTGTAGCTGAAAGTATAAGTAAAACAGGGAAATTACTTTCCAATGTAGGAGATTCTTTCACAAGAAATGTAACAGCTCCACTTACATTAATGGGGGCAGTAGCATTAAAAACTGGTGCTGACTTTGATGCACAAATGTCGAGAGTTAAGGCTATCTCAGGAGCAACAGGGGAAGAATTCAAACAACTACACGATCAAGCTTTACAATTAGGGAAAGATACTGCTTTCAGTGCTAGACATACTTGGCACACTGTTAAGAAATTAGCAGCATAAATAAGCGACCAAAATCGGTGAAACCTAAGTTATATATTAATATGGTAATACCGAGGTAAGGTTATAGATTGCGAAAGGCTATAACCCACCGTAGAGAGTAGGAACTGAATAAATATAATGTTCCCAAGAGTGGTTGCCACCTTAGCGGATAATGCCGAAGGTGAAAATGTACTCCGATACTCCGTAAGAAATGCGGAGAGTATAGAATAAACATCTATACATAACAATTGAAGCAAGCAGCAGAAGGTATGGAAAATTTAGCAGCAGCCGGATTTAATACACAAGAAACTATGGCGGCAATGCCAGGATTATTAGATTTAGCAGCAGCAAGTGGTGAAAGTCTTGCAACAAGTTCTGATATTGCAGCTAGTACATTAAGAGGATTCGGATTAGAAGCTAATCAAGCTGGACATGTGGCTGACGTATTAGCAAAGAATGCCAATGCAACAAATGCGGCTGTAGCAGATACGGGCGAAGCGATGAAGTACATAGCGCCTGTTGCACATTCAATGGGATTATCTTTAGAAGAAGTTACAGCAGCTATTGGGGAAATGGCTAATAGCGGCATCAAAGGAAGTCAAGCCGGAACTACTTTAAGAAGTGCATTGACTAGATTAGCAAGTCCTAGTAATGAAGCAGCCGGAGCAATGGCATCAATTGGTTTTAATGCTTTTGACTCTCAAGGAAAATTAAAATCTTTAAGTACAATAGTTGGAGAATATTCAAAAGCTTTAGAAGGTAAAACAGAACAACAAAAGCAAGACTTAACAGCTACTATTTTCGGTCAAGAAGCTATGAGTGGAATGCTTGTTTTAATGCAAGGTGGTAAAAAAAGCTTAGATGATTTAACAGAGTCTTATAAAAATTCTGATGGTGCAGCTAAAGACATGGCAACAACTATGCAAGATAATGCTAAATCTGCTATAGAACAAATGACAGGTAGTATTGAAACAGCAGCTATTAAACTAGAAGAAGCAGCAGCACCAGCAATAACGAAAATAGCAAATGAAGTTCAAGATATGGCGAATAGATTTGCTGATTTACCAGAACCAATGCAAGAAAGCATTATTAAAACTGCTTTATTTGCAGCGGCTATCGGACCAGTTACCAAAACTATCGGAACAGTGACAAACAGTATAGGTGGATTAATTAAATTAGGTGGAACTTTAGGAAAAGGGTTAGGACTAATTGGAACAGGAGCAGAAGCTGGAGAAGCAGCACTTGCTGGTTTTAGTGTAGCAGGAGGGTTAGCAGCTGGAGCAGCTAGTGCGTTGATAGTTGGAGTAGCTGGAGCGGTAACATATCACGAATTATTAAGCAAATCAGTAGATACTAGTACAGATGATTTGAATGGCTGGGAAAGAGCAGTTAATGCATGTACTGGCGGAGTAGTTAAGTCAAAGGCAGAATTACAAAAGGCTAAACTTATTTACAAAGACTTCGGGGAAGGCGTTTCAGATTCTTTCAAAGATGGAATTGAAAAAGCTACAAAGCAATATCATGATTTTGAAATGGTTCTTACTGGTGGGAATTCAGATGATAAAATGAGTAAGGAAAACCAAGACAAAATACAAAGCAAGATAAATGAAATGATTGATGGTGCTAAATCTACAATCAATAAAAGAAAAGGCGAACTACAAAACGAACTTTCTAAAATGTTCAATGAAAAAGGCGGAATAGATGCAGATGAGCAAGGCGTTTTAGATGAAGCCGGAAAAGCAAGCGACGAAAAATTAAAGCAAGTAGAAGATATTCAAAATAAAATCACAGATAGATGGCAAAGGGCGATTCAAGAACATGGAAAGCTAAGTCAAGAAGATGTAGAGACTATTGAAAGCTACTTACAACAAGTAAAACAAATTCAAGCTGAGGTTGAAGCTAAGAATACAGCTGAATCAGATTTTACTAAAAACCAATTTGGCGAAAGATTAAAAGGAATTAGTGCTGAGGATGCGACCAAGGAATACCAATCAGCGTCCCAAGATCTTTCAAAAAGTTTTGCTGATGCTCGTGCAACTTATAAAACTGGTTTAGATGAACTTGCCAATATGGAAAAACAAGCCGAAAAAGCTGGTGAGACCGCAAGAGCTGAAAGTTATAAGAAGCAAATTGAAGATAAGAAAAAAGAATATGATGATCTAATTAATGTTGAGAAGTCCAAACGTAGAGAATATCTCAATATGCTTTATGAGAAAAATCCATCATTAGAAGGTAATTTAAATGAAGTTGATGGAACAATGTTTTCGCCAGCTGATAGGAATACACAAGGCGATTTATATAAATTAAAACAACAATATTCTGAAATAGCTGATGCTACCGAAAGTGGAATGAAAAGAGTACAAGATAGCACAGGTAAGTGGCATGATATTTATGTTACAGTAGATCAAGCTACAGGAAATATTACAAGTGCTTATGATACTTTTACAGGGAAGTTTGGCGGATATAGCGAGAAATTTGCTAATGATGCAAAAGCAACAGGTGAAAAAGTTTCTAAGGAAATGCAACAATTAGCATCTAATGTTCAGTACGGTATGAGCAATTTAAAACTTGACGGGAACAGCATCATAAAAATAGATACTGGTGAGACAGTTTCTAAAATGCAGACTATTATTGAAAAAGCTAATGGAATGAAAGTAGCTATAGCAAATATAAATGGAGAACAAGTCAAGATTGAATTTAATAAAGATGGAACTATTGCAAATGCAGATGATGTAAAAAAAGCAGTAGTTGACCATTTAGCAAGCAGTCCAGCGAAAGTGGATATTGATGTTAATAATAAAGACGCTTTAGAAAAATTTAAAGAAACAGAAGATAAAGCTGATGAATTAGGATCTAAAACCCCAACAGTGGAAACGTCAGCTAATAATGAACAAGCAAATGCAAATATAGACACTACCAATCGAAAGATAGAAGACTTAAATGGGAAAGAAGCTAATACATCAGTGCATGTTGATGCTGGTAATTCGTTATCCATATTAGAAAGTATAAGTGACTTTTTTAGGCAACTTTCAGGGAAAAGTGTAAATGCTGCCGTAAATGTTGCTAAAAGTGTAATAGATTCAAATTATACTGGTACTAGTGGCGGAGATGAAGGGCTAACAACTTTGCATGAACATGGCTGGGAAATGTCTACAGGTGAAAACGAACTATACTACTTAGGCGGCGGAACTGGAATATTAGATCATGGCTCTAGTGTTAATGCAATGAAGAAAGATGTTTCTAATGCTGTAGATAGTCGTTTTGGTGTTGTTATTAACAAATTACTTAGTGCTATGAGTGCCCAAAATAACTTATTAGGTAATATCTCTAGCAATACAAAAGAAAGCGCTAAAAATGGTATACAGCTAAATGAGAAATTAGCAAATGGTTTAGTTGACGCATTTAATTCAAGTTCTGGTAATTCAAGTTTCTCAAGCCTAAACAACGAATTAGATATGGCTAATATCTCAAAAGATAAAGCTAGCAAAATGAAAGTTGAAGATGATGCTAATTACGCTTCATTGAAAAGTCAAGTTGACAGTATAAAAGCTGATATAGACGATTTAGATACAACTATAGATAATACAACAGATGAAAGCACCAAGAAGCAACTAGAAGCTCAAAAAAAGGTTCTAAAGGCAAAACAAGATAGTGTGGAAAAAGAAATGGACCTTGCTAAAATGGTTGCTGAAAATGAAATTCAAAATGCTAAGGATTCAGCTGACCAGCAAGTTAAAATTGCAGAGGAAAAGAAAGATAAGCTTACAAAAATAGCCGAAGCTGTAACTACAGCGATAGAGAATGAATTAAAAGCTGAAGAAACCGCAGCTGAAAACTCAATAAATTCTAAATTAACTAAACTAGAAAGTAATTATAATAAAAAATTAGCTGCATTGGAAAAAGAAAGCACAGAGACAAGCCGAAGTGATACCGAACAGGATTATAATAACAAGATAGCAGTCTTAAAAGCTAAAATGAACAACACTGCTAGCTATGCAGATAAACAAGCTTATGCGTTGCAAATTAAAGACTTGCAAAAAGAATTGTCAAAACAACAGGATGAATGGAATACAGATGATAAAAAGAAAGCATTAGAAGAAGAATACAACAAACAAAAGGATACATTAGAGAAACAATTAAAAGATACCAAAGATTATTATTCTAAGCTTCAAGAAACCGACTCAGTGAATGCACAAGCTAGATATATATTGTTAAATGGCAATAACCAAGAGTTAGTTGATTTATTAAATTCCTATAATCCACAATGGCAAAATGCAGGTCAAAGCTTATCAGATTCACTATTAACTGGACTAAATTCTAATAAGCAAACCATTCAAGAAGCAGTGGGAGAATTAATTCATATAAGAAGCGGTGCAGAATATGGTTCAGACTCTAATTCTGGAACTTATACTTATTATGATACAGCTAGTCAAAGCACAAAGATAGGACATTACGCAACCGGAACTAGTTCAAATCATAAAGCTGGGCTATATTATACAAATGAAATAGCACCAGAAATGGCCACTAAAGGCGATGTAGCATATGTAAGCCAAGGTGCAGCAATTAAAAATCACATGCAAACAGAGCAGTTTATAAAGTCGGAAATAGCTAGTCAAGTAGCAGCTATGAGAGCTGCTGTAATGGCTGAACAAGCTCAAATGCAATCATTGCTTATGAGTAATATGGCAAGGAGTAATGGGGGTAACTCAGTAGTCCATAATGATAGGTCACTTAATATGCCTATTCAAAACTTAAATTTGTATACAGGGCAAAGTACAGAACAATGGATGAATGAAGTAGGGTTTTACTATAAAAAGAATCAAAAGTATTAGGAGGGGATAGAGTGAAAAAAACATTAATTTGGAATGGTAGAGTTGCTGAGAATGAAGGATTAAAAATTATTTCTCTTCCCCCTATTCAATTAAGTACACCTGTAGTAAATGATGTAGATATTGAAGATAGAGATGGAACACTTACGGAATTCAAGAAATATACAGCTGATACAAAACAAGTTGAAGCTGATTATATAGGGAACAATCCTTTAAATGTCGCTAGCTGGTTACAGGGTTCAGGCGAAGTTATATTTGGTAATATTCCAGATAGATATTACAAAGCAAGAATTAATAATGTTGTACCTATAAGCCAAGTAATAGAAAACCAAATGTATAACCTTTTGATACAGTTTTACTGTCAGCCGTTCGGATATTTGCTTGAAGGGAAAGAGCCAATAACATTAACCAGTGGCACAACTTTAAATAATAGTAAGGCAAGTTATATTAGTTTACCTAAAATAATTATATATGGTACAGGATCATGCGCTTTCACTATAAATAATAGGACCTTTAATATTACAAATATAGTAGGTGGAAACATAACTATAGATAGTGATTTACGAGGTGTTCTAGAAAATAAAGGCCAATATATGACAGGGAAATTCCCATTTTTAGATATAGGAGAGAATAATGTGAGTTGGACAGGAACAGGAGTAACTAAGGTAGATATAATTCCAAATTGGAGGTGTTTATAATGATAAGATTATTTGATAAAAATGAAACTAACTTTGAGCATAATATGTGGGTTTTAAGTGAATGTAAAAGTGCAATAGTAACTGAGAGTGTAGATGGAATCTTTGATTTAGATTTAGTTTATACTTTGAATGATAGAAAACAATTATCACAATATCTAGTTATAGGAAACATTATAAAATGCCCTATAAGTGAGACTGATACAAGGGGAGAACAGCTTTTTAGGATAAGGACTAGAAAACCAAATACCAGAAATAATGAAGTAACCATCTATGCCCAGGCTATTGCAAGAGCTGATTTAATGAAAGATTTTATTTTAGGTGTTGAAGTACCAGCAGGAAAGAATAGAAAAGAAGCTGTTGGTATTATACTTTCAAATTGTGTTGAACACAAAGATTATCATGTTGGCAATTTAGACACCAATACAAATACATCGATAAATTTAGGATTAGAAGAAGAGACAGGCAAGATCATTAATTATTTAGATGTTTCTTATGTATCTCCATTAGAAGGATTGCTTGGGAATAGTCAAAGCGTACAAGCAGCATATGGCGGAGAAATAATTTATAACAATAAGGAAATTAATTTTGTAGATGAAAGAGGTTCGGATAATACTTTTGAAATAAGTAGTAATAAAAATCTACAAGAATTAGAGCAGGAAATAAGTGATTTAGACTTAGATAACTTTGCTACGGCTCTAATAATGTGCTCCAATGATGGAGTTTATCTTCCTAATAATGAGATAATATATTCTCCTAATGCTGCTACACTAGGTAAATATTATAAAAAGATTGTTTGTGATGATGTTTCTTTAGTAGATGATACTCAAGAAGCATTAAATATTGTTTATGATCAACTTAGAGAAAGAGCTCAAAAGAAATTTAATGAAGGTATAGACAAGTTACCAATAAATAATACAATTAATTTTATACTTTTAAAAAATACTGAAGAATATAAGAATATTTCAATGTTAGAAAAATGCGAATTAGGTAATAGCGTAAATATAAATTATTATAAAGCTAACATAACAGCTACAGGCAGAGTTACAAAAATAAAATATAATGCTTTAGCAAATGATGGGGAAGGTAAAATTGCAGAAATTGAAATAGGAAATAAGAAAACGAATATAGCAAAGACTATTTCATCAATATCAACAAAAGCAAATACAGCAAACACTAAGTCAGATAAAAATACCAAGGATATAAAAAAGGTAAAGAAAGATTCAAAAGAGTTTCAAGTTACTATGGAAGAAAGAGCAGATTCGATAGAATTAAGCGTAACTAACCTAAAGGAAGATACAGAAGCTTCGATTGAAGTATTAGGAGATAAAATACAGTCTAAAGTAAGTAAAGGGGAATTCGGTTCTTATATAGAGCAAAATTATGACAGTGTAGTTGAAGCAATACAAGATGCAACAGGCTCTCATACATGTACGTTTGATGCTGGGGGCTTAACTGTGCAAAATGGCGGATTTAAAATAAAAAACGCAAGTGGTGTTATAGTTTTATGGTTAGGTGATGATGGATATGTAAAATTAAAAGATCTACAGCTTGATGATACAGCATTAGAGAAAGGTAGTTATTTTTATTATTCTTTGATGAATATGGAGAAGGTTTTACTTAAAAGTTTAGAAGTTTTAAGTGAATTTTCAATAGGTGATTCTAAATTTAAGATTAGCATGGGAGAAAGTGAATATACTTTTACAGGAGCTGTTAAACATATATTAAAAGACCAAGGTTTGATTTAACTAGAAATTGACAAATACTTCAAAAAATATATATAATCTAATTAAAAAGAAAGAGGTAATGTCAAATGAAAATTAGAATTTTATCAATTTTAGTAAGTTTAATAGTCATAACATCTTTTGGGGCAAATGCATTGAATAGAGAGGTAATGAAGAAAGATAAAATTAATGGATGGTGGTACGATAAAGATACACAACACGATTATTTCTTAAAAAACGGTGAAGTTATAACAGGTTGGTTAAGTGATAATGGGAATTGGTTTTATGCTAATGTTGATGGAGAAATACAAAAAGGTTGGTTGAACCTAAACAATCAATGGTATTATTTAGATAAAGTAGGTGTAATGCAAACTGGCTGGTTAGAGGGTAAAGATGGCAAATGGTACTACTTAAATTCAGATGGAACAATGATGCATGATGGAACTACACCGGACGGATACAAGATAGGATCTGATGGAGTTTGGATTAAATAATTATATAAATCAAGAACTTATGTTAAATCATAGGTTCTTTTTATTTTACCCAAAAAGGAAGGAGGGATAACATGCAAAAGCCTATAAAGTTATCTATAGACACAACAAATGCTAATGGTGAATGCCTTTATGAGAATATACGTAAGGGGGATACATTAGCTATGACTATAAAAATATTTCAAGGGTCTGCAAGCCTTGATTTAACAGGACAGAAAATGCATATAGTGCTACAAAAACCGGATGGATATAGTGTTGAAAAGATAGTTCAAAGTGTAACAGGGAATCAATTCATAGTTAATTTTGATGTGCAGGCAACTCTTGCGATTGGTGATGTTGAGGGAATTGTTGAGATATCAGATTCTAATGGTACCAACATAACCAATACTTTTACATTTGAAGTAAAACCAAATCCAAGTACCAATATTGTTATTAAATCTAGTGACCAGATAGAAACCTTGCAGCAGATTCAAAAGCTTATAGATAACTACAATGATAATGCTGATAATTTAGCATTGCAAAATCAATTAGCTTTGCAACATGAAAGTACATTAACCAATTTAAATAATACAGGAGCAACTCTTGCAAATAGGCTTGAAACTGATATAGCAACAGGTACAAGCGTAGCAGAAAGGGTAGAAGATGATATAATTGCTGGAAATGCTCTAGATGTAGCATTAAAAGCAGATATAGCTAGTGGGACAGCATTATATAATAATCTAACTATTACAATATCAGATGGTAAAAATGTTATAGCTCAGTTACAGAATAATGCTAACTGGCAGATAATACAGCAAATGTTTTTTCTAATAAATAAAATGTCTATAAGTAATCTCGAAGATGAAAATGGAGACTATTTGGTGGACGAAAATAATCTTGAATTCATAGGATAGGAGATGATTTAAATGGGATGGAAAATAAGCGATAAACCAACAGTAGATCCAAAAGATACAGACCTAGTTTTAATAGAACAGGATGGAAATACGAGGAATACTACGTGGGCAAAACTCAAAGCATTATTTCTTGGAACAGCAACACTAGCAACTACAGACCAAACAATCAAGGGGGCGATAAATGAAGTCAAAGCTTCAACAGATGCTAATGCTACATCATTGTCAGATAGTGCGAATAAAATCGCACTATTAAGTAATCCAAACTTATTAATTAATGGGGATTTTCAGGTTTGGCAAAGAGGAACGAGTTTTGCTACAGCAGGTTATTCTGCTGACAGATGGAGACTCTGGGTTGGAAATGGTAGTTCCATTACGCAAAACACAGACGGAAGTCCTAAAATGAAAAAAACTGTTGCAGATAATAGTGTTACTAACATAGCACAAGAATTTGAAAATGCTATATTAAACAAATTAAAAGGAAAAACAATGACTTTTTCAGTAAATTGCAATATGACATCAGAATTACAGTTAGCAATAAATGATGGTTCAAATTGGCAAGTAAAAACAATTCCAAGTAATGCTAATAACTCAACATATTCCTTTACATTTACTCTTTCATCAAGTGCTACAAAATTTTTAGTCATGGTTCAGCTTGGAAGTGATAGTAAAGTCGGAGAGGTTAATGTAAATTGGGCAAAACTCGAACTAGGTTCTATAGCAACACCTTTTGTACCGAGGCTTTATGGAGAAGAATTAGCATTGTGTAAAAGATACTATGAAAAAAGCAGTGGGATAGTACACCGCTATACTAATAGTTCCAGCGGATCTAGTGTTATTGGAAGTTTAGGGAGTCCGATTATTTTTGCGGTTGAAAAAAGAATAACACCAACTTTGACTGCTAAATATTCTATAAATGATGGAAACGAAATTATTTTAAATCCATCAGCAATAAGTTCTATAGAATTTACTGATTGGAATTTAGCAATACCTATTGGGCATGTTGATATAAGAAATTGGATAGCAGATGCAGAAATATATTAGGAGGTATGACAAATGGATGAGATTAAATATAAGGTTTATGTAAAATTAGATAGTACTAGTATTATTACCGATATACTTAGTGACATAGAAAGTTCTAGGTCAGGGATAAGTATTGAGGGATGGACACAAATAGATGAAGGCAATGGAGATAAATATTCTCATGCTCAGGGGAATTATTTAGATAAGAGCTTGTTAGATAACAAGGGTAAGTATAATTACAAATTAGTTGATGGTAAAGTTATTGAACGTACAGAGAGTGAAAAAGTAAATTTGGATTTATTAAAACAAAATAAAATAAATGAATTAAGTCAAAGATGTAATGAAACTATAACTAATGGATTTTATTCTAATGCTGATGGGACTAAAAAATTATATGATTTTGAATTAGAAAATCAAGTTAATTTAAGTACTAAAGCATATCAAATTCAAATAGCTAAATTAACGGGACAAACTATAGGTAACATATCTTACTATGCTAAAGGTGAAACTTGCCATGATTATACAGCAGAACAGTTTTTAAAATTAGCACAAGACGGAGAAAATTGGAAAACTACTAATATTGTAAAGTATAAAGATGTGTTAAAACCAAAGGTTCTTGCTTGCGTTACTAAAGATGATATTGATAAAATTACATGGGAGAGCATTTTAATATAGGAAGTGATTTAAGTGGGAAGTAAAATAATAAAAGATTTAATACTTATATTTATAATGGGTGTCATGTACATGGGAATAGAAATTCTTTGGCGAGGTCATACAGATATATCAATGATGTTTGCAGGAGGTTTATGTGGATTTTTAGTTGGTAGGCTTAATGAACATCCAGTATTTTTCGAAAGAAAAATGTGGGAACAATGCTTAACTGGTACTTTAATCACTCTTTGTATAGAGTTCATAAGTGGAATGATCTTAAATGTTTGGTTAGGGCTAAATATTTGGGATTATAGTAATGAATTTGGAAATGTGTATGGTCAAATATGTTTACCATATGCTTTTTTATGGTTCTTATTAATGCCATTAGCAATATTTACAGATGATTATTTAAGATGCAAGCTATTTGAAGAGCAGAAAACAAGTGGCTTATTACAATATTATAAAGACTTATTTATTAATAAGTAATGCACAATAGGAGAATAGGAAGTAGTAAATAAAAGGATATAAGCAATAGATCAGCACCAATGAGGTGTTTTTTTATTGCTTATATAAAAGTATTGACTTTAGAAAGATTATATTTATATATGTAAAAAATTACTTGATTTTGAATATATAAAAGAATTTGTATTACGGTTGTTGTTGGAATTTACCAGCATAGGAATTAAAATGATTAATGGACGCGTCACAAATGATAATTTAAGGGAGAAATGATAAATGAAAAATTACTTCAAAAACTTTAGTATAATGTTTATTATGATATTAGCTATTGTGGGTGTTGGAATATTTAAAGACGGAATTATGGCTAATGCTGCTACAATTGGACAACAATTATTAGAACCAGAAACTGGTTGGAGACGATATGAAGATTCAAATAGTGAAATAAATTATACAGGTACTTGGTATGTAGGTGATATTCATAATACATCCCCATATGGAGCATCTGGCAGTATTACTGGTTCTTCAGCAAAACTTAATTTTGATTTCTATGGATCAAAATTAAGAATTATAACATATGCTGATCCAAATGGTAGCAAGAATGTAAAAATTACTATAGACGGAACTATATATGATGCGTTTACATCTTATAATAATAGCAATATGACTAAACGTTTATCATATGAGATAACAGGTTTAGGTTTTGGTAAACATACTGTTTTAATTGAGAATCAATCAAATAACTCTTTGTATTTTGATGCTATAGATATAGATAAAGAAGGATATTTATTACCATATAATGAACAAGTTGAATCGATGTCATTAGATAAATCAACCATGAATTTAATAGAAGGAGATTCATCACAATTAACAGCTACAACAACTCCAGAAGCAGTAGGAGTAACATGGAAGTCAAGCGACCCTTCAATAGCAACTATAGAGGTAGATCCTACCAATGGTAAAATCACAAAAGTAAATGCACTGAAAGAAGGAACTAGCACTATAACAGCAACTACAGCAGATGGAAGTAATTTGAGTGCATCATGTATTATAAATGTAACTAAAAAAGATGTTCCTCAACCTACAGAACCAACAGGAACAGATAATATAGTTAATATTGCTCATGCAAAAGGTGATAACACTAATAATGCTGGCGGAGATGTTACAATTATATTTCATGGATCAGCTGATACTACATTGAGTGTGATAAAAACAGCAGATGTAAAGGACGTATGGGTAGGAGATAATTTTACGTATACTATAGTAGTAACTAATACTGGTACAAAGACAGCTAAAGCAGTAGTAGTAAATGATCCTGCTCCTAATCATATTGATTTTTTAGTTAATGGTGTAACAAGTACTCAAGGTAAAATTGATCCAAGTTCTACATCTAAAAACATTATAGTTAATGTTGGTGATATTCCACCTTTAGGGACAGTTACAATAAAAATACCTGCAACTGTAATTCTTTAAATATATGACTTATTAGAAGAAAGATAAAATAAGGGAGGAATAGTAAATGGATAAATACTTTAAGAAGTTTAGTATAATATTTATTATGTTGTTAGCCATAATAGGTGTTGGAGCGATAGAAAAAGCAACTCAAGTTAATGCGGCTACAATTGGACAACAATTAACTCAACCTGAAAGTGGTTGGAAAAGGTATGATGATACGGACGGTAAGATAATATATGGAAGTGACTTTTTTAATTATCCATTATCTATTTTCTATGATGGTACTGCGAAACATAATATCAATGTTGCCTCAAGTATTAAATTTTACTTTTATGGAACTGAATTAAGACTTTATGATTCAATTGCACCAAATAGAAAACAAGGTGCAAAGATATACATTGATAGTAACGAAGCAGAAAACATTTCAGCTTACCCTGCATCATCAGGTATAACAACTGGAGTTGCCCCATGCTTAATTTATGAAAAAACTGGATTAACAGAAAAGGTACATTGTGTGTATATCGATATTCCGGAGGATAATGGAAAATACTTTGCGCTAGACTGTTTAGATATTGACGATAATGGGTATTTAATAGATTCAAAACACTCAGTAACATTAAATGAATCATCTATAAGTTTGAATGTTGGAGAATCAAAACAGCTTACAGAAACAACGACTCCAGCAGGAGTACAAGTGACTTGGAAATCAAGTGATGAATCAGTTGCAACAGTCGATGAAAATGGAAATGTTACAGGTGTAAAAGAAGGACAAGTAACAATAACAGCAACAATAAATGATGGAAGTAATGCAAGTGCAACATGTACAGTAAATGTAATTCCAAAATCTACTGAGCCAACTGAACCTCAAGATCCTACAGGTGATGGAACGTTATTTATAGAATTAGTGGATGGAAATATAAAAAGCTATGACGTTTCAAGTCAAGAAGTAACTAACTTTATAAATTGGTATAAAAACAGGGATTTAGATGATTCACAATTACCAGTATATAAATTCAAAAAGGGTAATTACACAGATTATGTAGTACATGATAAAATAGATTGGTTTGAAGTAAGATAAAATTAAATATTTTAGAAATACTAAATAATATCTATTTATAACAGTAAATGAACCAAAAGGCACTTACAGAGATGTAGGTGCCTTTGTTATATAAAAAATAATTAATAGAAGAGGTGTAATATGAATGAAGAATTAATAAGAGATAAAATAGAAACACATGATAAAAGGCTTAATAATCATGGAGATAGATTAGATAAGCTTGAACAGGATGGAAGAGAATTAAAAACAGAGCTTAAGAACTTATGTGAAAATCTTAAAAACTTAACCAGTATGATGAAGTGGTTTATAACTGCAATGGGAGGAGCTTTAATTAGCTTCTTTTTTTATGCAGTTCAAACAGGAATATTTAATAAATAATTGGAGGTATGTAAAATGATAAGAACAGCATTGAAATTAATAATTAAGGTATTAGAAAGCAAATTAATTAAAAGTGGAGTTGAAGAGCAGATCCTAAAGAATAAAAATTATATAACTGTGGGAAAGGCTGTCTGGAATATAGTAGATGAACATTTCAGAATTTCAAAGACTGTAGAAGAAAAACTTGCAAGTAAAGCAGAGATGTTCGATAAACTGTTATTAACTAAGTTTCCGGAGTTGAGCACAGATGATATTGCAGAAATAAGACAAGCAATAGCAGGAGAAGTAAATCAAACTAAATCAGCAGTTGTAGATAATTCTACTTTACTTAAACAGTTACAAGATGATAATACTAATTTAAAAGCTGAATTAGCAGCAGTAACAGAGCAATTAAGTAAAGTACAAGCTTTAGTTATTGCACCAGCAGAAGACCAACAACCACAATATGTAACACCAGATGCAGCACAAACAATAGCCTAGTTTTTAGAGTAGCCTTTATAGGTTGCTCTTATTTTTTTTATTATAGAAAGGATGATATAAATGAAAGGCATAGATGTAAGTAATTACGATGGAAATATAAATTTTAACCAGGTAAAAGCAGTGGGAATAGAAGCTGTTTACATTAAAGCTACGGAAGGAACAACTTTTACAGATAGTTATTTAACTACTAATTATTCTAATGCGCATTACGCAGGGTTAAGAACAGGATTTTATCATTTCTTAGTCGGAACTAGTTTACCAGAAACTCAGGCCAATAGTTTTTATAATGCTATAAAAGATAAAGCTAGTGATCTTATTCCGATGTTAGACATAGAAACTAATTTTAATGGATTAATGGATTATATATTAAGATTTATTGCTAAATTTAAAGAGCTATCTAATATGCAAATTGGTATTTATACTTACACTAGCTTTATGAACAATTTAGATAATAGAATCGCTAGCTATCCGTTATGGGAAGCGAATTATAATAATACTCCATGGCAATTAAATTCTAATTTTTTTACTAATAGAGTGGGACATCAATATTCTGAAACAGGTTTGGTACCTGGTATAAATACTGATTGTGATATGAATGAATTTAATGAAGGTGTATTAAATAAAACTACTGGATATGTAAGAACCACTTATCTTCCAAACGGATATAGAGGTGATGGAAGTTTTGTGGGAGTGGATATGGAATATGTGCAAGAATATTTTAAAGATATTCGTATCTATGCTAATTCAAATGAAAAGGGAATTTGGGTTGAAACTCAAAACTTGCCTATGAGCAAATGTTTAGAATTAAAAGAGACGTTAGGAAATTGGTTTTATGATATAAAATAATATATTTTTGTTTAATTAACAAAGTAGTAGCTAGTAGATATAAGCTACCACTCTGTTTTATGTCAGTACTTTAATGATAAGAACAGAATTAGGAGATATACTATTATATAAATAACATATTATAGATTAGAGAACGTGTTACAATGAAAGGATATTATGGTTAATAAATACATATGAGCATTTATTTACAATTTTTTAGAAGAGTATTATAATGTAATTGTAGGGGTTAAAAGGATTAGTTGGGTGCTCATTTAAACATTTCCGAATAAGGGAAGTAGAGAGAAATAGTTATTCCCATTTCCCTTATTCTCGGATATGCAAATATAAAAGCTCGAATATGTACATATGAATTAATATAAGATATCATGGAAATTATTAATATAAATTATGTTTTTAATTTTAAAAGCAGTAGCTAGGAGAAATCCAACTACTGCTTTTTTTGAAACCTAGAGAAATATACGATGATATAATTTCTTATATCACTTTAATATATTATAGTATTTGGAAAATGTTACTGAAATATTTCTATTAACCTATTACGTCAAGGCACTTTTTAAATTAGCAAAGAAATTCATCACAATTGCATTAAAACGAT